CCGGGCCGGTTCCCCCCCCCCGCGTCTTCCACTCCGCGGGGGGAGGTTGCCGTTGCCGCCGGATCTGGAGACGGCGGCGACGGCGCGGGCCGGGGCATGAGACTGCCCTCCTGCCCGCCATCCGCACCGGGGGCCTGGGGGCAGGCCGGTACGGGACTAACCACGGACGGGGCCGGGGGTGGCCGATCCCGTCCGTGGGCATGGTCGCGGCAGCCGTCCCAGGGGCGGGGGCGGGAGGGACGGCTGCCGCGGGTCCCCGGCCAGGCGGCGTGACGGCGGCACCAGCCGGGGAGTCTTCGGGGGGAAGGGGGAGCTTCATCGCACGTCAGCCCCGAGCCGTCCCTCGGCGACCTTGCGCGGGGAACTGCCGTCAGCCCACGGCCTGATCGTGTACGGCTCGCCCTCCGGCAGGAACGGGCGCCCCTGCCTGTCGAGGAACAGCCGCAGGTGGACCACGTTCGGCATCCGGTAGGGGTCGAATACCGAGGCGGCAGGCTCGAACCATGCTTTCGGCGCGTGCTCGGGGCCGTAGAAGACCAGCCCCCAGGCGCGCACCTCGTCATCGGAGGGCGTCTCCAGGTCCATGCCGACGCGGTCACGCGGCACGCCGAGGTCCGGCCGGGCGCGGTACAGCCTCGCGACGTGCGGGCGCGGGTAGGAAACAGACAAGTGGTAGCAAGACTCGTAATCGCTGTTCGCGAACCACCCGCTGTTGTGGTAGCCGACGTCGAGCGACAGCAGCAGCCGCACGGGCCGTCCCTGCTCGGTGACGGCGGTCGTGTCGAGCTTGTGGTGCGGGCAGTCGAGGGGCACGTTGCCGGGCCATGGGTGCGCCTTCGCGTGGCTTAGTGTCGCCTTGACCAGCCACTCGGGCAGCGGGCACGTCAGGCTGTCACGGCCGGGGACCGGGAAGCCCTGCGGCCTCGGTGCCTCGCCTGCCGCCTTCCGGCGCCTCGCCTCACCCACGGGAAGCCCTCCTCTGCCGCCTGCGGTCCCCGAGCCGGGGCGTGACCGCGATGCTCTCGACTAGCCCGTCGAACTCCTCCCGGTGCCGGGAGACAAGCTCGGCGATCGCAATGAGCTCGTCACGGAACAGGCGGGCTACCGGGTCATCGCGGACCGTGCCGGGCGTGAATGTCCGCGCCCAGCTCACCTCCCGCATCATGACGCCGACAGGGTCAGCGCCCCAGGAGGTGACCGAGTGACGGACGGCGGTGTTCCAGCAGGTCATGCACGTTGTCATCGCCGACCGCTGCTTGCCCTCCCGCTTCACCTTCGCGACGAACTCGGGAACTGACAGGACAGGCATCCCGCCGTCAGGGTGCTTGCCGCACTCGGTAAGCGGCGGGACGTCACGCCAGGGGAGCGCGGCGCGCAGCACGTGGTCGAGGATGTCGTCAGCCACGGGCCGCCTCCCCGTCCGCTAGCGCGCCCACGCTCATCCCGAATGCCCCCGCGATCAGCGCCATGACGTCAAGGGTCGGGCTGCTGTGACCCAGTTCGATGTTCAGGACCGTGGCCGGGGAGATCCCCGCCTTCCGGGCTAGCTCCCGCTGCGTCCAGTGCCTTGCCCGCCGTTCCCGCCTGACCGAGGCGGCGAAGACGGCACGGACTCCTGCCTCAGCCATGACTGCACCCCGGGCTCACGAAGTGCAGGAGGCTGCGGAGCTCGCAGTCCGGCATGTTGGTGCGGAGCTCGATTTCGCCCCGCGTGTTCTGGGCGATGACCACGTACACGTGCAGGTCCTCGGCGGCCTGCGCGCTGACCAGCATCGGGGCGAGCAGGGCCTTCCACTCGCCGGGGGTAGCGGTGCTCCTCACCTCGACATCGGGATCATCCACGGGGCACCCCCCGTCCCGGCAGCGGGGCTTTCTTCCCGTTGACGAAGACGTCCACCTTCACCCCGAGTGCCCTGCCCATCTCCGCCAGGTGCACGGCGGTGTCGATGAACAGCAGGGCGTTGCGCGCGTCAGGGGGGTCCGGGTAGTTGTGCGCGTGCTCGCACCCGTTCTCAGCGTCGTTGAGCAGGATCACCGTACGGACGTCCCCGGTCCCGGGCACCTCGTCAAGGGCCCTGGCCATCGCGTCGGCGAGGCGGGAGAGCCGGTCATGCGGGTAGCTGGTGACCACGGGCTTCTCGGTCACGGCGTAAGCCTCGTTTCCGACCGCTCGGTAAGCCGCTTCAGGGGCCCTGTCCGTGTCAGGGCGTCAACGAGCTGGTCCCTGCTGCGCGACCCGGTATCCAGGTTCAGGTTCACAGTCACTCCCGCCTCGATCGCCGCGGCGAGGAGGTCGATGTGCCGCATCTGGCGGAGGGCGCGCAGTACGGTCATGGTCATGCCGCCGCCCTCCGCTCCGCGATCACGCGCGCCCACTCATCGGTCAGCTCGTCGTACGCGTCCCCGCCGTAACCGAACGGGCGGTTGAACCCGTGGGCGACCGCCCAGGTTTCCCGCGCCTCACGGTTCCCGAAGCCGCCGTTAAGCCTGTTCGCGTACGCGTGGTACCGGAAGTCCTGGTCGTCGATGTCCTCCGGCGCGCGGCCCAGGTAGCTGATCAGTGCCTCAAGCGGGCACCGCTGCCCGAGGACGCACGCGTCCCCGTACCCCATGTTCAGGCTGCGAAGGTCAACAGCCCGATCCACGTCGGGGCGCCACCACCCGGGGTCATGCTCGTCCATGAACGCCGCGCCTGCGGCAACCTGGCCGGCGACCCTGCTCATTACCGTGATCTCCGTCATCCCGCACGCTCCCCTTCCTGCGGCATCCCGAGGATCACGCGCGCAACCTTGTTCGCCGCGTCGCCCTCGAAGACAACCTCGTTGCACCACAGGCACTGCCTGTGCGGGCCGAAGTCACCCCCGCCGGGCTCGCCGGAATCGTCAGAGTGCAGCCAGTGGTGCCCGCACGTCTCGGCGAGGTAGGCGTACAGGTCCGCAGAGAGTTGCTTCAGCGTGTCGTTCGCCGCTGATACGGCGAGCGCGCCCTCGATCCGCCACAGCCACCGCCGGTCGGCGGGCGTCTCCAGGGGCATGCCTCTCGGGTCCTCCGGGTCAAGGACGATGCGCCCTGCCCGCTCGCGCCACATCTCGCCGGGCTCAAACTTGCCGTCGCTCATCGCGCCGCCTCCCCGCGTCGTGTCTCGTCCCAGGGAGGCGGGATAAGGACAAGCCCGCCCGCCTCGTCCTGGTGCGCGGCCCCGCACCAGCAGCGCCCCCGCGACCAGTGCCGGTTCTTGCCCCTGTCGACCATCCCGAGGTAGACCTCCTGCTTGGTCATCGCGGGAACCCCGGCCATGACCACCCTCGGGATTCCGCCCGCCGTCGCGTTCATTCCGGTTCCCTTTCCCAGTCGTCCGTCAGCTCGCCGGCCTCCCGCAGCCGCACGGTCACCCGCCAGGCGAGGGCAGCCGCCCAGGCGACAGCAATCCCGGCCGCGGCCCAGAGGACCGCCCGCCGCGCCCGCCGCTTCCTCTTCTCCGTCACGCCGTTTCCTCCGTTAGTCCCGCAAGGTTCGTGCCGAGCACCTTCGCGATCAGTTCCGCTTCCGCCACCGACAGGCGGGTCCCGCCCTGCTCGCGCTTGGCGACCCAGGACGGCGACTGGCCGGCCATGGCGGCAACCTGCTCCTGGGTGAGGCCGGCCTGCCTGCGGAGTTCCCGCATCCGCACCGCGGCCCGCCGTCCCTCACTGAACGGCAGGAGGGACTCCTCGGGGCGCCTCGCCCTCGCCGTCTCCGGGGTGTTCACGCCGCGTCCCCCTCCGTCAGCCTGGCAAGGTCCGTGCCGAGTGCCTGCGCGATCCTCTCCGCCTCCGCGACAGACAGGCGGACCTCGCCCCGCTCCCGCGGGCCCAGCCACGAGCGCGAGCAGCCCAGCTTCGCCGCGAGGTCGTCCAGGGTGAGGCCTGCCGCCCGCCTCGGCAGGCGTGTCCGCTCCGCCGCCCGGCGTCCCTCATGGAAGCCGAGGAGGGGGGCGCGGGAGGCGCTCATGCGGCACCCCCAAAGTCAAGCGTCGCCTGGGAGAGGCGGCGGGCAGCCCTCTCGCAGTGCCGCTCATCGACCTCAACCGCGATGCACTTGCGCCCGAGGTTCCTCGCCGCGATGAGGGTTGAGCACGAGCCTGCGAACGGGTCCGCGATCACGCCGTCAGGGCAAGCGGAGATGAGCGTTTCCATGACGTCCACGGGTTTCGCGTGAGGGTGGCCGTAGCGGGCGGTCAGGCCCGCCGAGCCACCGATGTTCCGCGCCCCGCTCGCGAGGATGCTGGTCCGGCCGTTTAGCCCGGCTGACCACGGGCCGGTCAGGTAGATCAGCTCAAGGTCCCGCAGGAAGCCGCCGAAGGTGCCCTTGCTGCCGGACCCGGACGGCTTGCGGTAGCCGAGCGCCTGCCGAGCGCCTGCCGGGCGGCCGACTAGCGGGTCACCGAAGACGACGCCGAGGCGGTCGCCCCACAATGCCAGTGCGGCATCACGGACGGACGTGTCGCGGTCCCCGGCGATGCCGTCATGCGAGTAACGGCCGGCCGCCTTACTGCTCAGGTGGCCGCCCGCGCCCTGCTTCCACCCTCGCCCGTACGGCGGGTCAGTGACCAGCACGTCCGCCTCAAGCCACGCGGTGACCTCCCGGCAGTCTCCCAGGTACAGGACGACCTGCCCGTCCCTGAAGTAGGGCTCGGGGGCGCTCATGCCGCTGCCGCCGGGGGTGACGGAAGGTACTTACCGGAGTCGTCAAGCCACAGGGACAGGCCGGTTCCGTCCGGGCCGAAAACCGTCACCGGGACAAGGAGGGGATCGCGCCAGCTGCGGACCGTGTACCCCCTCGCCTCGTCGGACGGGTCACGGCGGGAGTCGACCCGGGCATGGTGGTCGTCCGCGTCGAACGGGTTGACCCCGAGGCCAAGAAGCGTGATCAAGTTCGAGGGAGTCGGCTTTCCCTGCTGGCTTGCCCGTAGCCGGTGGCCGAGGCTGTGCGGCCGGCCGATGACGCTGAGCCCGCAGCAGACGCAGGACCGGCCGTCACGGGCCAGTACGAGGGCACGGACCGTCGCGGAGGGGCCGCTGTTACGGTCAGGGTCCGGAGGCGCGGGGGCCTGGCGGACGTGCACCAGGCGGCAAACCCGGCACCCCTCCTCGATGACCGCTCCCGGTGCCTGCATCGCCTTAGACCTCATCGCCTCATCGACGGACCTGTAGCCCTTCAGGTGGTTCACCGGGAACCACCTCCCGTCCCGGCCTTCGCCAGGGTGGCGCAGCTCATCAGGAGCGCGGTCGCGTACTCGCCCCGCTTGAGCCCGTCAGCGGGCATCGCCAGCAGGAGCGCCTGGAAGCCGTCGAAGTCGAGGGCGGCACGGGCGGCGACAAGCTGCCCTGCCCACCTCACCGCGGGCGGCAGGCCGTCAGCGTCCGCGGTGACCTTCCCCGTGTCCGCGTTGACCCAGACGGGGCGCACCAGGCCGTCCTCGGCCACCCCGTCCCCCGGCGGCGGCATTCCCCTCATCTCCCGCTGCAGGCTGAGCGTCGTGTCACAGAACGCGGCTAGCACCAGGGCGATCACGTTGGGGCCCTGCCGTCCGGCCTCGGCCATCGCCGCGCTCGCCGCCGGCCAGTCCTCCCGGACCGCCGCGTGGTAGGCGCGGGTGGCGAGGCCGGCCGCTTTCGCCCGGTCGGCGGTGAACTGCGCGCTCATGATGGCGCCTCTTCCGGCACGGCACCTGGCAGGGCGAGGGCACCGAACGCGATGGACCGGACCACCGGGTCGCCTGCCGCAAGTGCGGCCATGACCTGCCTGCGCCGCTCCGGCGTCTCCGCGCCGATGAATGAGAACGCCCCCGTGGGGGGCTCTTGCGTCTCCTTGACGAGGTGCAGCCTTTCCCCGGTCTCCGGGTCGAACAGCCATCCCTTCGGCGCGCTCTCCCCGGTTTTGGCGGCTTCCTTCACGTACGCCTTGAGTGCACCCGGGCGGACCTGTGACGACAGGAACTCCGGCAGTTCCGCGCGGAGCAGGTCCAGCACGCGCGGGTCTTCGAGCGCGCCGGGCTTGAGGTGGACGCCGATCAGGTCCGGGAACTTCCCGAGCACCAGGTCAAGGACCCGCTCATCGGCTGCTGCCGCCGGCTCCGCGTACTCCTCCAGTGCCTCCGGGTTCCGCTCGGCTACCCACTCGTGCAGCCCGGTCACGTCGGTCTCGGTCGTCTTCGCCCCGGCCTTGACGGAGACGTGCCCGATCACCCGGCCGTCCGGGAGCGGGATGTCGACCTGGAGGGCGCCCGCAGAAGACCGGAGCCCGGCCACTGCGGCCTTGAACGCCACTGCGCCGTCGGCCCGTGCGCGCTCCAGTTCGGCCTCGGCCCCGGCGACCAGCGCGTCAAGGACCGCGACCCGCAGGGCTGCCGCCTCGCCGGGCGTCATGCCGCCGCCGGCTTCCGGATCTCGCCCCTGCGGTTTTTCACGGCGGCGAGCAGCTCACTCGCGGTCGCCGGGCGGATGACCTTCGTTGAGGTCATCGCCCGCGATACCTCAACCTGCATCTCGCCGAGCAGTTCCTCGCTCGTGACGTCAGCCAGGCGGCCGAGGAAGTCCAGGACGTAATCCTCTTCTGCGGCGGCGGCCATCGCGGCAGGGTCGCCGTAAGCAGGCTCGGCTGGCGTGAGGGGCGCGGGCCCGGTGCCCGGTGCCCCGCCGGCGATCTCCTGGCTTGTTGCCTTGCGCGCCTCCGCGATCTCACCGCCCCTGCGGGTGATCAGGTCGTGGAGGGTGACCATGCGCCCGGCATCGTCCATGACGACCGCGCCGAGCTTCCCGTCGGCCTTCACCGCCTCGTACAGGGCGCGCATCGCGTCATAGCCGGTGGCGGGACTGACGGCGGTGTCCCTGTAGTCGTTCGGGGCGTGGCCGGCCTCCCCGTCGCTCAGCCAGGCCAGCAGTATCTCCCCGACCTCCGGGCCGGGCCGGTTGACTACCCTGCCGGACAGTTCCGGGCACCGGGACTTGGAGACCGTGAAGTTGTTCTCCAGGTCCATGTCGGCCACGACGTCGAACTCGTACTCGATGCCGTTCCGCTGCTCCGGCTGGAGGCCGATCTTGACGGGCATCGTCTTGCCGCTGTCGGTCTTGGTGATCTCGTAGGCGGTTTTCGTCCGCATCGTCACGATGACGTGGCCCGGGTAGCCGAGTATGGCCTCGATCATGTCGTTCTCGATCGGCCGGGCTTCCTTCCAGCCGCCGAACGAGTTACCGCCGTAAGACCGCTTCGCGGCGTTGTCCACTATCTCCAGCATGCCGCCCGTGCCGCCCCAGAAGCGGGACAGCGAGTCGATCACGACGACAGCGTGACCGGACGAGGCTGCCGCCGAGAGGGCCTTGACGAGGTCGCGCGGGTCATAGTTGTAGAGGTTCAGCCTGTCGAACGCGAACGGCCCGGCGTACTTTGACGCCGACCCGCGCTCGGTGTCGATGACCGCGACCCGGCCGCCCTGCGCGAGGACCGTCGCCAGGATCAGTGACGTCCAGGTCTTCCCTGACCCGGAAGGGCCGGCAAGTGCGACGCGGGCCTTGGCCTGCTCCTTGGTTGCTGGTACGAACTCGAACTCGTTCATTTCCCCACCCCTGGGATTGCCATTTCGTCTTCAGTCCCGGCGTCCCCGCCGGCGGTGATGCCGCAGCGTGCGGCCATGGCGCTAACTAGCGCCTCCGCGCCCGCCTCAACTCTTTCCGCGACCCTGCGCAGCGCCTCGCGGCCCGGGTCTTCCTCGCCCCTCAGGTCCGGGAAGGCCCACACGGCCGATATCTCGCCCTCGCTGATCTCCGCGTAGGCGTCCAGCACGTCGGCGAGGGCGATGACCTCGTCCGCCACCTTCGTCCTGTCCGGCGCTTCCATCGCCAGGTGCAGGACCGCGTGCGCTTCCCGCACCGCCGCGGCGCTCATCGTGCGGTCCCCTCGATCTCGGCGCGGCTGACCAGCCCGGCCCTGTCCGCGTTGCGGACAAGGTGCTCCGCCGTCTCGTAGTCCCAGGCGGCGAGGACAGCCTCACGCAGGCGCGCGTACGCTTTCGCCCGGCCCGGCCTGGCTCGCCCCGCGGCGGTCCCGATCGCGTCGGCGAGGACCTGCCGACGTTCCCGGCCGGAGTAGTCCGCCCCGCTGGGGGGCAGTGCCGCGACCGCCTGCCGTCCTGCGCCCCTGGTCCCGGTGAGCCTGCCGACCGCCTGCAGGTAGGCGTCGTAGTCGCAGCCGGGCAGCGGCAGCATCATGAGGGCCTGGCATGCCCTCCATGACTCGCGGGCGGGCGGGGCGAGGGTGAACGGCTCCGCCGCCGCGGGGGCAGCCGCCATCATGCCGGCCCGGTCGCGGAGCACCGCGTTGTAGAACGGGGTGTCCCGCCCGGGGGCCGGGAACGGCCGGACCTGCGCCCGCCTCGCCCACTGCTGCCACGGGGACAGGCCGGTGAACGTCCCCGCCGGGTGCTCGTGAACCTGCAGGGGCGGCGCCTGGGGTGCCTGCTGCTGCGCTGCGGTCACCGCGAGCCTCACCTGCGGTCCCGTGGGGGTGAACGTGGGAACCCGGGCCGGGCCGGGCTGCGCCTGCCGCCTGCGCGCCTCCTGGAGCGCTGCCTGCGCCGGGGGGACCTGCCCCGCGTACGGCCAGGTTGCCGGGTCCAGGTCGCGGATGTCGTCAACGATCGAGCGCTCCTGCCCGCCCGTGTGCCGTGCCCCGTTCACGACGTGCTCCCGGCCTGCTCGCAGGCACCGCAGGCCGCGACCGAGACCGTCACCGCGCCCGTGCGCTTCACCGCCCGGTAGTGCCCCGGCGCGAGCCGCTCGGGGACGGCCCCGAGGACCGCGGCGGCCGCGTCAACCTCCGCCTCCGAGTGCACGGTCACGACGATGCCCGCGCGGACCCGGGCGGCCTCACTGACGTCCCAGGCGATGCCTGCAAGCTCCCCCAGCACGTCGAACGCCTGCATCAGGCCCTCGGCGAATGACTCGCGGGTTACGGCGGACGGGGCGGTTGTCATTCCGGATCGCTCCTTCATCGGTTACGGTTGGGCTGGGATCGCTCCCCGCCGGCCCGGGTCGTACCCCCGGGCCGGTATTACGTCTAGGCGGCTTTCGCTGCCAGTTCGGCGAGTGCGTCGGCGACGGTCCGGCCGCCGGTGAGCAGCGGGTGGACCAGGTCGTAGAAGGCCAGGAAGTCGTTCCAGTCCCGGTCAGCGGCCTCGCGGACGTTCCGGGTCCGGGTCTCGGTCATGTTCTTTGCCTTGTCGAGGTCCTCGCCGGTCATGTCGAGTGTCCGCATCGCCCGCCCGACGCTGACGTTCATGAAAATTGGAACGCCGTCGAACAACATGGCTTGGAACAGGTCGCCGGAGGATGCGTTGGACTTCAGCCACGCCCCGACCTCCCGGCCGCCCAGCACCGCGATGCACTCGGCGACGAACTCGGGGTGCCGCATGATCTCCGCGGCCACCGCGGCGTCGGCCTCGGCGCGGGTCTCCGCACCGGACGCGGCCAGCGCGCCGTGCCCGGCCCGTACTGCCTTCAGCCACTCAGGGGGGTTCTTCACGCTGACCTCCGCAGGGGGATGACGTTCGGGGCGCTCTCACGGGGAAGCCGGCAGGTCCGGCCGCAGGCGGTGCACCGGGCGGTCCTCGCGGTGACCCGGGCCTCCTGCTCGTGGGCGCACCGGCCGCACCGGACCGTGACGAGCGTGTACTCCTCGTGGACGATCACGAGGCGGGCGGAGCCGGGGACGACCGAGTCGCGGGCCGGGGTCACGCCGCCCGCCTGTTGTACTGCTTGTTGTAGAGCGGCATCTCGGCGATGATCGCCAGCCGCTCAGCGGCGCGGGCCTGGAAGATGGTCGGGTAGCGCTCGTCTGTGGTCTTGGCGACTTCGGGCCACCATGGCGACTGGGTTTCGTGGATCTGGAAGCGCGAGAGACGGGCTTCGGAACTGCCGATGTAGATCAGCCGCCCGGCTGAGTTGAAGCAGCGGTAGACGCACGGGCCCAGGGCGACGTCCTCGCACTTCGCGCACACGCCGCCCTGGTCTGCCGCGTCCTTGAGGATCACGGCGTCGACCGAGGCGCTGCCGCAGAGGAAGCGCGCTGCGAACTGGGCACGTCCGCCGAGGAAGATCACCGCGAGGTCCCTGTCGACGTGCGCCACGCCGCCGCGCCTTGCCGTGACCAGGCCGGTCTTCGACCGGGCGGGCATGACCGCAGCGGACCACTCGAACTCGGGGGGCTCGACACTATAGGGCGGTTCTGCATGCCAGCGCAGGAATGGGGTCAGGGGGTGAATGCTCACGCCGCCGCGCCCTGCTGCGGCTTGATGAGGAAGTCGTCAGCATCCACGCCGAGAGCGTCCGCGATCCGGTAGACGACCTCGATGGAGACGCCGCCGCTGTTGTGGCCCGACTCAATGTTGGCGAGGGTCTTGTAGTTGACGTTGGCGCGCTTGGCGAACTCGCCTAGCTTGATGCCGAGGCGCTGGCGTCTGCTGCGGATGATGCTGCCGTTGACTTGGGGCATGCCGGAAAGCATAGGAAGCAATAGGAAGGTAGGTCAAGTCATTGACGGAAGATGTTCCGTCGTGGGTAAATCGTAGTGCGGGGAGCGGAAGGAAGCAGAAGGCGCGGGAACGGCCGGGGCGGCGGGGCGCCGAGGCCGTGGAGCGTGCTACCTTGTTTCCTACTCTTTCCGACCGCATGGTTAGGGCTTTATGACGCACTTGCGCGATGACTGGAACCGTCTTGCCGTTTACGTCGCCTCGGCACGCCAGGACGCGGGATTCCCCACGGTCAGGTCCTTCGCTGCCGCCATCGGGATCACCGAGCGCACCCTCGGCGCCCTCGAGCGGGGCGGGCGGGTGAGCCGCGACACCCTGCTCGCCGTGGCGAAGGCAGTCGGCTGGACGCCCGACTCACCGTTGAAAATCCTCGCGGGCGGCGAGCCGGTCATGATCGCCGGGGAGCCTGCGACCGCTCCGCCTCCGCCCCCCGCCCCCGAGGACGACGCCCTCCAGCAGATCATGGACGACGACCGCCTCCCCCTTGAGGTTCGCCGGGGCATGGTCGCCCTGGCGGAGGCGATGCGCAGGCGCAGTGACGAGGACCGGGACGGCAGGAGCGCCTTACCGGCGGCTTCCCTGCGGCGGCACCAGGCGCAGCCGGGCGGCCCCCGGCTCCGGGCAGTCCTGCCCGCCGGCCGTCCGTGCGGCGGGACTCGCGCACCGCCCGTAGGCGGCCATCGCGGTCAGGGCCTTGCCGTAGGCGCCCACCTGCGCCTCAAGCTCGGCGATCCGGTGCTCGGCGTCGCGTTCGCGTTCCCTCGCCCGGCGGGCCCGCAGCGCCAGCGCGCACCCGGCCCCCGCCAGGGCGGCCGCCCACGCGAGGTCCGCCGCCCAGTGCACGCGGAGCCTCGCCTGCAGCACCGCCGCCGCCGTCACCGCGGCCCACAGGACATGCCCGGAGATAGCCTTCACTGCTCCCCGCCCCCTCCCCGCCGCGCCCCCGGGGGAAGGGGGGCGCCTGCCCTGAGAACATCCGCCCGCCAGCCCCCGGCAGGGACCGGGAGGCAGGGATGCATGCAGGTCAAACCAAACCTTCACGCCTAAACGTAACGAGAGTATTACGCATCGGGAGCGCTCCCGCAACACCGGGGCATTTCCGTCTCGTGCAATCCCCCGCGCCCCCCAGGGCTACATGAAGTCGTAGATCGTGACCCGGGAGCCGATCACGCCGGTCATGAACTGCCAGTCCTTGGCGCGCACCGACGGCAGGCCGTTCCCGCTGCTGCCATCCTGGCCGTTGCCGGATGACGCGCCGTTCGCGTAGTTGCTTCCCCTAATGTCCATGCCCCTGTCCCTCTCCCCTTGATGATGCCGTGAGCCAGTTAAGCAGCCCCGCCCGGTCCCGCGTCCCCGTCCTGGCGTAAGCGGCCTGAAGGTAGGTGTCCGCCGTGGTCCTGGCAATGCCGAGGTGCGAGGCTGCTTCGGCCGTGCTCAGCCCCTGCGCGCAGAGGACGGCGACCTGAGCCTGCCTAGGCGTCAGCGCCTTGCCCGTCATCAGGGAGCCCCCGCCGGCCGCCACACGGGCCGCCCGTCCTGCAGCCGCCCCCGCCAGGCCAGGCCGGTCCGCTCGTGAACGGGGACGAGGCTGCCGCCCTGTCCGGCATGGATGGCGAACCTGGCCTCCTCGACCAGGGCGGTCACCCCGGCGCCGAGGACAGCCGCGGCCACCTCCAGTGCCCTGTCCCTGGACCCGGTGACCCCGGAGAACCGGCCCGCCTGCCACAAGAAGACTGCGGTGACGCTCACGGGAAGCCCAGGGCCGCGACGTGCGCCCTGGCGGCGCCCAGCATCGCCACGGTCCGGAAAGGGATCGGGGCACAGGCATGGCCGTCCGGTCCCTGTTCCTCCCCGGTGCCCGCGTGGACCGCCCTGCCGAGCTCGGCCTCGCCCTCGACCCGGGCAGGCAGCCCGCACGCCCGGCACCACGGGCCGGCCTCCACGGTGAAGTCCCCTCGCATAAGCGGCACGCTAAACGGGGTTGTGACCAGGCACAAGGGACACCGTGTCCTACCTGACGTTGCGTAAGTTGCCACAGGGCACGCACGCGGCCTAGATGACGCCCGTGACAGCCTGGAGCCTCTTCAGGGGCCCCGACAGGCGCCGCTCGTGCTCCACGAGCTCACGGACCAGGCCCCGGGCGATCCCCTGGTGACGGAACCACTGCGGTGACACCTCGCACGCCGTCAGCAGCGCCCCGGTCGCCTGCCGGTACCGGCGCGCGTCCACCAGGGCCTGCGCGACGTCCAGGTGGTGCGCCCCCCAGGAGATCGGCAGCAGGTCGGCGCGCCGTACCCGCTTCGCCGCCTCCAGGGCCTGCCCCGGCTCCCCGAGGACCGCCGAGGTGTAGCACCGCTGCATCGCGACCTGCGTCGGGCCGAAGCTCACCCAGTAGTCATGGCGGTCCTCCGGCAGGAACGCCGCCGCCTCGCCCGCAGTCTCCAAGTACTGGGCGACCCCGGAGGCCTTCGCCGCGCCCGCTGCGGGGGCGGCGGCGCTCAGCAGCAGCGACCCGTAGACCGTCAGCTGCTCCCGCGGGGCTGACCCGAGGTGCCGGGGTTCCACGGCCTGCGCGCCCCGCCGGGCGACAAGCTCCGCGTCAGCGTGCCGCCCCTGGTGCAGCAGCACCCAGGAGGCGGTCCCGGCGAGGACCGCGTGCTGCAGCTCGTCATTCCCCCGGGCGGCAGCGGAAAGTGCCCGCTCGGCGGCCACCATGGCGAGGTCGTCGTTGCCCATGTGGACCATCAGGTCGGCGGCGAGCTGGCAGGCCTGCGCGAGCGGCCCGCATGCTGAGGTCCCGGTTTCCCGCTCGGCGAGCCTCGCCTCACCGATCAGGGCGGGCAGCATCGCGGCGAGCTCCCCGAGGTCGCCCCTCCAGTAGCAGTCCCACCCGCGCCGCACCTGCGCCTGCAGGTCCGTGACCGTGAGCGGCTCCCCCGGGTCGCCCGGCTCGAGCCCCGGGTACAGGTCGGAGGCGGACATGAGCGCGTCCCGGACGGCCAGGACCCCGTCCGGGGACTGCTGCTCGAGCCTCTCCCGCTGACCAAGCAGCGCGGACGGTGCCACCCCTAGCCCCTTCGCCAGCGCCCGCAGCGTCTTGATCCGCGCGCTGCTGCGCTGCCCCTGCTCGAGTTTCCGGATGACGTCCTTGCTCACGGCGGAACGCTCCGCGAGATCCTCCTGCGTCAATGCGCGTTCTTGTCGGAAAGTGCGCAGCCGCTCGCCTATCGAGCCGTCGCCGATGGTATCGTTCATGGCAAAAGACCCCGCCCTGTAGTAGTGAAAGCGTCAGGAACTTCCACTGTACGTCGGCGGGGTCTTAGCTTGCCTGCGGCAGGACGGCAGTAGGTACACGTACCTATTCGGCGGGTCTTTCTCTCGGCGCGGAACTACGGGCTAAGCTTGCCGCGTAGCGGGCACCAGTGCTCGATCCATGGCTAAGGCCCTCTGGGCCTGAACAGGGCGGCAGCTGGACGGACGTCCAGTGGGCCGCCCTGAGTCTTTCCCGGCGGGTTAACCCTGGTACCGCCGCACCGTGACCTCGAACTCCTCCGCCTTCGCGCAGGCCTCAAGCACTTCCCCCAGAACCTCCACGGCGCCCGCCTCAGGAACCACCACGAACATGGCGCAAGGGTTCCCCGGGAGTGCCACCGTCATCTCCACCGGGCGGGCACCGGGCGGGGCCAGCTCGGGGAACAGGGGCTCGATCCCCGCGGGGATCTCCGTCCACGGCGCGGAGCGGGTCAACGGCAAGTCGCTCATGGTGGTCACGGTAGGCGGGGCCTAGGACATTCCGGCGGCAGGCGTCAGGCCGGGTTCCAGAAGAAGGTGTCCCCCTCGCCCAGGTTCGCCGCGTTGGTGAAGTGCGGCACCGTGCCGCCGTCCGCCCAGATGACCAGCCACCCCGGGTAGATGACGTCCTCGTTGCCGGACTGGTCCCGGACGACGGCCGTGCGGCCCTCGGTCCGGAGGAACCACTCGCCCGCGGCGGCGGCGAACGGCCCCGGGTTGTCCGGGTCGAACGGCACGGCGTCACCCGTGACCGGGACCGGGTTAGTCGTAACGCGCATTGCAAGGGCTCCGTCCTCGTCGCGGGCAGTACCAGTGACAGGGTAGCGGTCCCCGGGAAACGCGAAGGCCGGCCCACCGACCGTCCGGTCGGCTGCCGGCCTCGCGCGGCCACCGTGCCCCTGCGATACGGGCGCGAACGCCCCGGCGCGGGTGCGCTTCGTCAGGCTACTGCCCGTTGCGGTACCGATGATAGCGGAGAATCCGCCACGGGACGGAACGACCCGCTCAGGCCGTACCCGAGCACGTCCGCAACCTCGGCAAGGCGCGCAAGCCCGGCGTTCTCGTACGCCCTCGCCTCGTCCTTCTGCACCATCTGCTCGGACACCCCGAGCGCCTCCGCTAGCCGCCGCTGGGTCCACCCTCTCGCGAGCCGGGCCTTGACGAGGGCCTCCCCGAGGTCGTCGATCTCGGGTACCTCGAACGTGCTGACCGAGCCGTCCAGTATCGCGTCGTACTCCGCGAGCTCGGCCCGGACCTCGGCGGCAAGCTCGAGGTACGCCGCGGCGCCGGGGGACTGCGCCTCTGCCGCGCGCAGGAGATCCGCCAGCGTCTTCCGTGAGGCGGACGCCTGACGGGCATTGCCGATCACGTGCCGCCCCCGCCGTACAGGCCGAGCTCCCCGGTGAGCCTCGTAAGCTCGTCAGCCGCCCGGTGCTCCGCGTACCCGCCCCCGGGAAGTCCGCCGCCTGCCTCTTCCCACCTCATGTGCTTTACGTCAAGGACGGCCCAGTTCGCCCCGCGTCCTTCGTCCCGGTCGAGCGCGGTCACCTCGCACGGCCCGTAGCCGAACTGAGCGACCCGCTGCGCAGCGAAATGCAGGTGCCCGTGGACCAGCCATCCCGGCCGCACCTGGTCCGCGACGCCCTGGAGCCGCTCACGGTGCCTGTCGTTCCTCGCGAGGTCGCGCGGGTCCCAGAACGAGGGCGGCGGCGGGAACGAGTAGGTCACCCCGGATGGCGCGTCGTGGGATACGAGCACGTGCGCCGGCCCGCCCGCGATCGCCTCCGTCGCCTGCCCCTCGGTGATCTCTTCCTCCGGCCACCAGTCCCGTCCCTCGGTCCGGATCGCCCGGTCAAGGCTCACGCCCCCGCCGAGCGCAAGCCAGGTGCGCCCGTGCCAGTTCCACCGGGTGCCGCGAGGCAGCCAGCGAGGGTCACCGCCGCGGAACTTCTCAAGCTGCGTGAAGTCCTCATGGTTACCGTCGATGAACCAGATCCGGACCCCGAGCTCGGCGCAGGCCGTCTGCACCTCCCGGACGTAAGCCTTTCCGCCTGCCCCCGGCCAGATACCGAAGTCGCCGCAGTGCAGGATCAGCGGCGGCAGTGGCTCATCCCGCAGCAGCCTCTTCGCCGACTTGATCACGCTGACAGCCCACTCCGTGCTCCCGTGCCAGTCTCCCGCGACGATGATCCTGCGCGGCTCCAGGGCGGCCAGCTTCGCTAGACCCGGGCTCGGCGGCTCGCGCAGCGGCATCATCCCCGACCCCCGGCAGTCAGGGAGCGGGTCGTGACCGGAGTACCCGTGGTGACGCTGCACCTGTCCGCCAGTCTTAAGGCGGTAGCTGTAGAGGCAGACCGGGCACCGGCCGCGCTTCGGGGTCAACGCCTGCGCCTCTTCCTGCGGTTCCGGAGCCTCAGCTGGCACACGAGCGCACTTTATCAGCGGAGGTCTTCAGCCGAGCGGGAAGGATTTGCAGCCGCCCACAGCTGCCTGAAGCGCTCCGTGTCCCCGTCCAGGGCCTTCACGACCTTCTCCAGCGTCGGCCACGTAGGGTTGCCTGTCCCGTTCATCAGGACGCTGACCGTGGTGTGACAGACCTTTGCCGCCGTCTTCTCGTAAATCATCCGTGACACTACGCGGCTGGACGGGCCGCCGCGCAGTAGCCACAGGGAGCGCAACTCGGCCAGGAGGGACTGCGCGGATGCCTGGCGCTGCCCGCCGTGCGGTTTCGCGGGGCCATTCCTTGACGCCGGGTCAACGGCTAGCTTGATCAGCCAGAGGGCCTGCTGCTCCGGTGTACGGAACTGCCGCCCGGCGAGTTCCCGGAACTGCTGCATCAGGTCGTCAGGGACGTTAACGGTCAGCGGCGTTGTCATGCCGTTAAGTTTACGCGGCTGTACGGTGCCGCCGCCGCCTCCTGCGTGCCATCTGCCGCCTCCGTCAGCAGCGGGGCAAGCTTGGCGACAGCCGCGCCGACGTCTGCGAAGAACCGCCGCAGCACCCGGCCTGCCTCCTCCAGGGCCCTCGTGAACGGCTCCAGGTCAAGGGTGACGGGAACGAAGACGGGCGCAAGCGCCGGGGGTGCTTCCCGTTTCTCCTCCGGGAGCCAGCGCATCGCGTCCGCGCTCAGCTCGTAGTCACGGAGGGCTCCGTCGATCGACGCTAGGATGTCCGCGCTCACGCCGGCGTCGCCGTCTTCAGCCACTCCGCGGCCTCCCCGCAGACGCCCGTCTCCCAGTGCGAGTGCCCGTCGCGGCGTATCCGGCCGCCGTAGAGGTACCCGCAGGGCGCGTAATCGGCACGGGACTCCTCGTCCATGGCGGACCATTCCTCGGGGCACGGCATCACGCGGAGCCGCTTCCAGGGCGGCAGCACCAGGAAGCAGCCGAGCGGCGGCACGACGAGGCAGCCGGGCACGTTGCACCACTCGTCGCCGCCCTTGAACGCACGCGGCCTCCACCAGTCGGTGACATCCCACGGGAACCACCACTGCCACCTGGGACGGTAGACGCCAGTGCGGCGGAACGTCCCGTCCGCGCTCACCAGTCGTCCTCGCTCTCGTCTACCGGGATCATCCGCACGGCCCTCGCCTCACCGGGGCTGTCATCGAAGGTGACCGGATCGAGCATGCTCGCGGGGCGCGGGTCCTCCCTGGTGACCGTGAACCAGTTCACCGACGTGCACCCATCGCAGGTGAACGCCGCCTGGTACTTCCCGGTCTCCGGAACCTCCACGGTCAGGTGGGTCGTCGTACCGCAGTCGCATCCGATCACCACAGCCGGGCATGCCTCCCCGCCGCACTCGCCGCCGCAGTAGGCGAGGGCGATGATGCTCCGGGCAGGGAAGGTCATGCCGCAAAGCCTAGCCCGTCAGATCCCGGTGCTCTCGTCGATGCTCAGCGCCGGCCCTGCCTTCATCTGCGCGGCCGTCTCCCAGACGGTCCCGTGGCTGGTTCCCCCGACCTGCACCCCGTAACGCGCAAGGCCGCCCGGGACGGTCACCGTGAAGGTGAAGTCGTCTTCCTCGCCGATGTTCAGCAGCCCGGGGCCGGAGTGCTTCAGGGTCAGGGTCCCGTTCCCGATGACGGTCCCGGAGGAGTTCACCACGACAACCTGGCTGCCGTCAGAGATGTCGTCCCCGGTGCTCCCCGTGTAGTCGACGGTGACGGTGCCGTGGGCGCTGATGGTTGCGGGGGCGGACGAGCAGGCGGCGAGGGCAAGGAATGCCAGGGCAGTCCCGGCTAGTGCCGTGGTGATAGTACGGGGGGTTTTCATTGCTGTTCAGCTTCTCTCTTCGTGTTTGCCTCATGCTGTTCGCGGTACTGCGACAGCGCCTCCTCGAGGATCGCGCTGCGGACCCCGCGCCCGCCCCCGCGACGCTCCACCTCGGCCTCAAGCCACGCCAGAAGCTCGGCTGACTTCGGGTGCCAGCCGAGCAGGGGCGTCTTGTTCTTGCCGGCCATCAGGCCACCGAGTCGGCGCGGTTGTCGAGGATCACGCGCACGCACTCGGCGCGCGCCTCGTCGTACCCGCCGGCCTCCTCGTCGAGCGCGGTATTGCAGATCCGCACTTGCCCCATGTCGCCTGCCTGCCCGGCCTCGTCGCGCAGTGCGGCGATGTCGTAGAAGCCGACCTCGGGGTCGGGGCCGAACTCAACCCAGACGGCGCGGCCGTCAAGGTCGAAGGTGCCCTGAGGCGTGCCGCTCGCGATCGCGTCGGCGGTCCTGCGCCACTCGGCAGCGGTCGCTGCGCGGATCGCCTCGCCAGTTGCGTAGTCGGTGAGGGTTCCAAAGTCGCCGGTCATTTCCGTTCCTCTCGCTCTAGTAGTTACTACTCTACCCGAGGTAGTTACTACCGTCAAGCGGTACTCTCGCGCCCGCGCGCACCGGGTGTCATGACGCCTCCGGGTGCTCGTGCGCGGGGAGCAGTCCCTTGCCGTGGTAGAGCGCGTGGCACTCGTCACAGAGGACGATCAGGTCCCGCGCCAGCTCTGCGCCGCGGCGCTCGTAAGTCCGGTGATGCGTGTGGAGCTGTCGGCTCCGGTTGCATACCTGGCACTTGTAGCCTGCCCGTTTCAGTGCCGCCTTCCGGCGCTCCTGCCATTCCGGCGTTTGCAGGTACTCCCGGTACGGCATCGTGCGCAGTTTGCGCTCTCTCTGCTGCATCTGCTCTTGCTGCACCTTCCAGGCGGCTTCCCGCTCGGCGAAGCCGACCGTGCGGCAGTCGGCGCAGAGGGTGCTGGGCCCCCGATTGCGAGACCCTCCCCTTGCGGCTCTCACGCGCTCCTGCAACTCGTTGCGCGACTGGACGAAAATCTCAGTGCCGCACCCCCGGCATCGCCAAGACCAGTAGGGATGTGCCGTCGCCTTCATCCGGACCGCCTCTGGAGTGAAGCCGAGCGCGGCTACCGGCACCTTGTCGAACCGCCAGTAGATCTCGGCTACTTCCTCGGCGGTGAGGTGCGAGGTCTTCACGTGGGCGATCAGATCCTGCCTCATCTGCGCCCCCAGTTCTTCTAGTGCCGCGATGCGGTCAAAGATGGCGGCAGCCCGATCGGCGATGCCGTAAGCGGCAGTCTCGTTCCAGACGTCTTGCCGCCAAGCGTCGAGCGGGTCCGTTGCGTCGGTCATATTGCGATCCCTTCAGCGGAAGCCGGTCATGCTGCCGGAGCGTCTGTGCGCCTCGCGCGCACCGGTACCGGCACTGGTGCTCTCTGCGCCGGGAAGGGGGAAGTGGGGAACGTCATCAGCCACCGTTTCCCCGGTCCTTGGAGCGGTTTTGGCTCCAAGGGGCGCAAGCGTAGCGCGCGAGTGCGGGCCGCCAGCGGAGCGAAGCGGCCCGCTGGTTCCTTGCATGGTTCCTCCTTGGTTCCTAGGGAGGGTTCTCAACCCTCCCTTTGTAGGGTTGAGAACCCTAGACCTGTAGGGGCGTGGACCCTACAGGGTGAGCAAGTAGGCCTGGCTGCGGCCCGGCACCGGAGGCAGTCCGATCGGCTTCAGGGCGCCAGCGGTTTCCAGTGCGCGAAGAGACTTCCGGACCTCGTTCAGGATCGTCCGGCGTCGCTTAGCCGCCTCCGGCTCGTCGTCATCCGGCCATCCCGGCCGCCACGTCCTGGCGATGCGCTCATAACCGCCGTGGTACTGGGCAGGCGGTTTCCCGTCCGGACTCGGCGTGTCAAGCGCCGTGTGAGCCATGCGCAGCAGCGCCCGGAACTGGAGGTCCGGAAGGTGTGACCAGTGGTCGAGAACGCGCCCGACCATCTGCGCGCCCGTAACTCCGCCTTGCTCGCAAGCGGCAGATCACGGACTGGAGGTAGGCACGCCGAGGCTGTGCCCTTATGCTTAGGCAACGTCGGTTCTCCCGGGTAGGGGTTCGGATCGATTGCGCCCCCGGACGATTCGCTGTCGCCACCGGGGGCGCACTGCGTCTAGCCGGCGCTCTCCATCTGCCCGGTCGTCTCGCTGGCCCAGTACTCCCGCAGGCTCCGGATCAGCAGCCCGTCGAACTCGAGGACCGCGATCTCGCGCATCCGCTTGCGCACGCCCTGCGCCACGTCATCGAACGTCGCCTCCCACTCGGCGATGGCGGTGTCGCCGTCAAGGTAGAGGCTGTGCAGCACGCACCGGATGTTCGCCTGCGCCTTGACGACCTTGTCCGCCCAGTACTGCCGGATCGCCTCCCGGTCGGGAATCGGTTCCCCCATCACCCGCTCGTGGTACGTGGCCCCGGGCGTGAAGATGGTGACGATCAGTTCCGGGTCCTGTGTTTCCCAGGCGCGGATGTAGGTGTCGATCGCCTTGCGGACATGCTCTTTGGTCAGGGTCATCGATCAGCCTCTCCTATGTCGGCCGCGGTGAGCGGCGGGTCATCTTGCGTTCGGGACATGACAAGCTCGTAAAGCGCGGAGGGCTCCCGCAGGGCCAGCGCGGACAGGTTCCCGGCCTCCAGGCGAACCCACCGCCAGCGCCCGGCGGACACCTCGATGTCGCTCGCCAGCCCCGTGTAGTGGCCGTCCATGACTGTCTCACCCGGCAGCACGGCCAGGTGGAGCGACCCGAAGTACCGGGTGTCGCTCATGTTCCGCCAGGTGCCGATCAGGTGACGGCCGAACAGGCACCCCTCGATCTCGTTGCGGAACGCCGACGCGCGGCCCTGGGTGCGCGGGTCGGGCGGGTGGTTGACCGCCCGGACCTCCCGGCCGCCCGCGGCGGTGACGTGCGCGACGTCCGCGTGGAAGTGCGGGCGCCCCTGGTGCGTGAACTGGTAGGCGGTCACCCACGGCCCGGCGATGGCCTCAGCGGGAAGGCTGGCCGGCACCGCGTCCAGAAGGGGCGCCGCGGCCACGGAGGCACCGCCGAGGGCGGCGACAGCGGCAAGGTAGACCTCGCTGGGGGGCGAGTCCGCCTCCTCCCAGTACCTGACCGTCTCGGGCGTGACCGGGTAGCCGACCTCCCCGGCCAGGTAGCCCGCGAACTCGGCGAGGGACATGCCGAGCTTCCCGCGCGCCGCGGCCACCTGCCCTGAGGCGAAGCGCTTGTAGCCGACGCGGCTGACCGCCGCTGTCGTGATGCTGACTACCTCGGCGTCACCGGCCGGCCCGGCCACGCCCGGGCGCCTTTTCCGCGGTGTCACGCTCGCCGCCGAGGGGGTTGGGCTGGCCGCTTCGCCTGGCGAAGGTCGCGATGGCCGCCTCTACCCGGCCGACTCTCGCTTCCAGGCGGCCAAGCCTGTCGCGCACCTCGGCGGAGCCGACGAGCTTCTTCAGCTCGCGGACCTCCTGCCTCAGCGCCGCCAGCTCGCGCTGCAATGTCCCGACGTCGGCCCGCTCGCGGTCCGCGTCCTGCGGCATCGCCTTCACGAACACGCCCTTGCCGGGGTGCCCTTCGAGGATCCCCTCCGCCTGGAGCTGCTCCACCCCGCGGCGGACGGAGGTGATGGACAGCCCGGTCAGGTCGATCAGCCTCGGCGTTGAGGGGATCTGCTGGCCGACGTGCCATTCCCCGGACGTGATCCTGGACCGGATCAGGTCCGTGACCCGCCGGTAGTCCGGCCCGATCGTGCTGGTCAACCCCCGGCTCCTTCAGTGCATGGTGCCGCCATGTGCGCTTAGCGGCCAAGTTACAGCATCGCACTGCGGCCTCCTAGTCCCGGCGCTTGACACCGTAAGCACACGGTGGCACATTGAGCATACGGCAGGCAAGCCGGAGACCACTAGACCAGCGGGAGCGACGTGAGCAACAAGACCCCTGCGGAAGCGCCGGGCGCCGGCTACTCGATCGCCGAGGCTGCTGACGCGATCGGGCTGTCCGGCATCACCGTCCTGCGCCGCGTGAGCGCCGGGACGTGGCCGGGAGGCCGGGTCGGCAGGAAGTGGCTTGTCTCCCGCCCGTTCATCGACGCGCTCGCCGTGGCCATCACGACGAGGCCGCAGGTGAACGCTGAGGCGTTCGCCGCCGACTGGATGGCGCAGGGCGCGAGCGCTACGCCCGCCGGGGCGGTGGCCTGATGAACCGCCTCGACGACACCGGCGTCCGCACCACCTGCGGCGCGGTCTTCTGGGCCTCGGACTCCTGTCCGAACGGCCACTAACCCCTGAGGAGGAAGAGATGCTGTTCGGCCAGTTGCGCGAGTATCCGTCCAATGCCCCGCTTCGCCCGGCGACCGTGGGCGAGCGGAGCGCGAGCCGTGAGGCGGCGGAGTCTGACGCCAATGAGCTCGGCGTCTTCGACCGCGGCGACGGCACGCTCGCGTACGTCGCTGACGCACCCGAGGACCTCTGACCCCCGCATGGCCCCCCGAACGCAAAGCAGGCCCGCCGCAGGTATCTCACACCTGCGACGGGCCTCGCACCCCCACCGGCCTCACCGGACAGGAGCACGTCAGATGACAACCCTAGACCACCGCCCCCCCGAGAGCACAGGGCATCAGCCTTACCGTGACGCCGCCCTGCGGTTCCTCGCTACCGGCATGACCGCCGAAGGTGTCCGCGCTCACGCTGCTGACGCGTTCTACGTCAGCCTGACCGCCCGCATCGCCGGGGTCACGCCGCAGGAGGCGTACACCGAACTCCTCGCCATCGCCGGCGCGATCGCCAGCCTGGAGAACCATCACCTGTCCCCGCAGTACGCGTACTTCCTCGCCGGGATGGACAAGCAGTACGGCCCGTATCCCGGTCCTGACACCCTGAGGGTGGCGTGATGTCCGCCGCCGCGCCCCTGGACCTGCCGCCCATGACCGAGCAGGACCTCGCCGACTGGGGCGGCGTCATCGACTCCAGGTCCAGCGTGAGCCTCGGTAGCCACAGGACGCCCGATAGCGTCATCGCCGCCGGGCAGGCTGCCGTGGACGTCATCAACGCACGCCGGGGGAAGACGTGAAGAGGGCGCGGCACCTGCTCGCCGTCCTCGCGCTTGCTGCGGGCACTGCCGCCTGCACGCCGACGCCGGCCTCGCCCCCCAGCCACTTCGGTAACTGCCCCGCAGGCCAGCACTGGCAGCAGGTCAAGCTCAGCAACTTCGGATGGGAGTGCGCCCGGTGAACGCCGTCCTGACCCGCCCGTCTGCCGCCCCCGCCTGCTGCTGCCCTGTCCACCCGGATGCTGTCCTGGTGCCGTTCCCCGGCGGCGGGGCCCGCGGCTCCTGCCCGGTTGACGACCGCTCGCACCAGATGTACCCGCCGGCGGTGACCCCGTGACCGCCGTCATCACGCTTGACTGGCGCCACCGCGCCGCCTGCCGGGACACCGACGCCGACCTGTTCTTCCCTGAGGCCGACCCTGGCACCCCCGCGTACGAGCAGCAGGCCGCCGAGGCAAAAGCCGTCTGCGCAGGATGCCCCGTCCGCTGGAAATGCCGTGAGTACGCCCTCGGCGCGTATGAGAAGCAGGGCATCTGGGGCGGACTGGGTGAGGACGAGCGGCACCTGGAGATGCGCCGCCGGACTCGCCGCCGCCGTGAACGGATGGTGGCGTGATGGGACTGCTCAAAGGCCTGCTCGGCGGCGGGGACGAGCACCACGAGATCCCGTGCCCGGCCCGGGACGACGGCGGTCCCTCCTGGATCAGGAGAGACCAGCAGGGCAAGCCCAACCCGATGGGGTGGGGCAGCGATGTCCCGCGCGTCGTCAAGCGCGCCGGGGAGGACTCGGTTGACGCCGACTCCCGTGCCCGGCGGGAAAGGAGGCGGACGTGAACCTCCCCGTCACGGCCAGGCGCGTCATCATCCGCGCCGTCATCGCGGTCGCGGTCGCCGAGCTCGCCCTCCAGGCCGTCGAGGTCCGCCACATCCACCACAGCGCCCCCGTGATGGCCCTGGGGATCTTCTTCCCGGTGCTGTCCGCGCTGTCGGGGCTGTGGTACCTCCGCTCAGCCAGGAGGCCGTGATGGACCCCCGCGCACTTGTCGCCGTCATCTTCGCCGCGCTCGCCGTGGCGGTCGGCCCGCACGCCGCCCTCGCCATCGCGACCCTGGTCATCCTCGGGACCGTCACGGTCCTGGGCTACTGCGTCCTCAGCGTCATCCTGCAGACGGGGTGGCGCACTATCCCCGCCCGGAGGAGATTCGCTTGACCATCCCTGCTGTCCGCCGCCTGCACCCTGTCGCACCCGATGACGACGAGGACATCTCTGGTGCCGCGCCGGCCGCCGGCGAGGAGAGCGCGCCGGGCACCGATGCACCCGCCGCTGTCCCCGCCGGCGCTCCGGGCGAGGCCCGTCGCGCCGCGATCGTTCCTGAGGCGTTCCGCAAGGGCCAGCGCGCCCAGACAGCCCGTGACCTAGCAGCCCTGAACGCCTACCGGGCCGGCTTCCACGGGGTGCGCCTCCCGGTCCTGTACGCTCCCGGCTCCCTGTGGTACGCCGCCCGCGGGGGTGCCCGCCTCGCCGGCCGGTGGGCGCGCTGGTACGACGTGACCGACCTGCGGGTCCTCGTCTCCCAGGGCCTCGCCCGCGGCGACGCCGGGCACGCGCAGGTCATGCAGGCGCACACCGAGCGGGAACGGGTCAAGAAACGCCGGCGTCACATGACCGGCGCCAGCCTTCTCGCGGGCACGGGCACCTCCCTGGCACTCACCGCGGCGGCACCCTGGGAAGTCCAGGCAGCAGCGGCCGGGGCGGCGTTCGTCACCCTCGTGCACCACGGGCGCCCGCAGGGCAGGCCGTTCATCCCCGCCGCGGTGCTCCCGCCGGCCTACCAGGTGCCGACGCCGGAACTGATCACGAAGGCGTTCAAGGACCTCGGCATATCCGCGATCGTCAAGTACATCGAGAGTCACGGGACGCTCGACTGGGTGTCCGACGTTCACCGCGACGGCCCCGGCTGGGCTGTCGAGCTCGACCTTCCCGGGGGCGTCAAGGCCGAGACGATCATCGCCAAGCGCAAGGAACTGTCCTCCTCGCTGCGCCGTCCCCTGTCCGCCGTGTGGCCCGAGGCGGTCCCCGGCGAGCACGAGGGGCGCCTGTACCTGTGGATCGGCCGGCAGGACATGGCGAAGATGAAGGCGCCGCCGTGGCCGCTGCTCAAGTCCGGGGCAGCCGACTACTTCCAGCCTGCCCCGTTCGCGTTCACCCCCCGCGCCCTGCCCGTGCTGGAGAAGCTGTTCGGGAAGAACTGGCTGATCGGGGGGGCACCCGGAAACGGCAAAACCGGGTCGGTCCGCGTGCTCGCCTCATGGGCCGCGCTCGACCCCACCGTGCAACTGTGGGTCCACGAACTGCTCGGCAAGGGCGACCTTGACCCGTTCACCCTGGTCGCGCACCGCTACTGTTCAGGCCTCGACCCGGAGTCCCTCGCCTACGCCGCCCAGTCCCTGGCCATGCTCAGCGACGAGGTTGAGCGACGCGTCAAGATCCTCAAGAAGATCCCGCTGACGGAACGGCCCGACGGCGACATCACCCGTGAGATCGCTGCGAAGTACGGCCTCACGCCGATCGTCGCGATCTTCGATGAGATCCACAACCTGTTCCTTCACCCGTCCCTCGGCCCGCAGGCCACCGCCAACATCACCCACGTCATCCGCTCCGCCCGCGCGCTCGGCATCACCGTGATCGCGGCGACCCAGCGGCCCGACAAGGACTCGATGCCCACCCAGATGAGCGGCATCGTCACCACCCGGTTCTGCCTGAAGGTGCCGGACTGGCAGTCCAACAACATGATCCTCGGCACCGGTGCCCACGACTCCGGGTGGTCCGCCGTGGCGTTCCGCCAGGAGACGGACGCGGGACTCGGCTGGCTGCGCGGGACGGGCGACCCGCGCCCGGTAAAGACGTACTACCTGAACCTGACCGCAACTCAGAAGATCTGCACCCGGGCCCGCGCGATGCGGGAAGCCGCCGGAACGCTGTCCGGGTACGCGCTCGGCGAGGACGAGGTGCAGGGTGAGCGGGGCCTGCTCGCCGATGTCCTGTCCCTGTACGGGCCGCGCGAGCAGCACCTGTACTGGCAGACGGTCGCCGACCGCCTCGCCGCCCGGTTCCCCGGCACGTACGCCGGGCTTACCGCTGACGCCGTGTCAGCGGACGTGCGCGGGCTCACCGGGCGCGACAGCGACGAGGGCCGCGAGCCGGGCGGGGCGAACCGCAAGGGCATCAAGCGTGCCACGGTCGAGGCGGCACTCGCCGGTACCCCCGCCGACGCGCCCGCGCCAGCCGGCGCCGCGGCCGACACGGAACTGCTCGCCGCTGCCGCCGAACTGGTCATCACGTCCCAGTTCGGGTCCACGTCGATGCTGCAGCGCAAGCTCCGCGTCGGGTTCGCTGACGCCGGCAGCCTGATGGACGAGCTTCAGCGGCGCGGCGTCGTGGGGCCTGCCGAGGGCAGCAAGGCGCGCGATGTCCTGAAGCGGCCGGAGGACCTCGCTGAGGTGCTCGGCGCGATCAGGGAGGCCGAAGTTGCCTAGCAGCAGCGCGACATCTGTCGCACTGGCGCGACAGTGCGCTGCGACGCGCTCACCTGCAGGTTCGCGCCGTCGTGTCGCGCAAGCCGCAGCGCGCGACAGGCAGCGCGACAGGTTTGACCTGCGGAAACACGTGGGAGCCCCGGTGATGCCCGTCGGGGGCCGTCACCGGGCCGCCCTAGGGACATGCACGATGGGACAGGCCCTTGAGCCGGCTGGCGGTCACGCTCTGGACGTGCGGGAAGTGCGGGAAGCCCCGCGGCCTGCACCACGGCTGCACGGGCAGCCGGGGCGGGCGCGACCGGATCAGGATCGGGGTGGCGTTCCGCTGCCCGTCCTGCGGCAAGAGCGTCCCGAACCTGCTGAACCACACCTGCACGGCCCCGTCGGACTTCCGCAAGCGGAAGGCGGCGGAGAAGCGCAGGCTGCAGACCGAGGAGCGCAGGCGCAAGCGCCGCGCCGCGACGGCGCGCAAGCGGGCCCGCGCGAGGGAACGCAAGCGGAAGGCTGCCGAGGAGCGCAGGCGCCTCGCCCGGGAGGCGGCCGCCAGGCGCCGCGCCGCGGAGCGGGACCGGACGCACGACCGGGGCCGGCACGAGTACGGGACCTGCACGGACGACTGCTGCGGGGCGTACGCCTGCCGGGTGTACCGGGAGGGCCGGGACGCCGGGCGGGTCGAGGGCGCGGCGGAAGGCTACGCGACCGGGCTGGCCGACGGGATGTCCGCCGTCGCGTGACAGGAGGGAGGTTCCCGTGACCCGTGTCATCGAGTTCGCGCTCGCCGTTAGCACTGTCTACCTGCTGATATGCGTCATCGCCCCGGTGCAGCGGTGCCTCCGGTGCCGCGGCCGGAAGGTGACCCGCCGCGGGAGGGGCTTCACCCGGTGCGGAATGTGCAAGGGCCACGGCCGGGCGTCCCTGCCCGGTGCCCGCCTCGTGCACCGCACCGCGTGGGAGTTCGCCGCCCCGTGGATCCGCGCCCGGCTCCGCGATGCCGCCGAGCGCCTGCGGGGTGAACTGTGAAGCGCCGGGGCGCTCAGTGGGTCTGGCGCCTGCCCGTGTTCTGGGATGCCTGCAAGGAGGAACCGCAGGTCACCCCTGAGGTGATCTACGTCTACGTCCCGTACGGCACGATGCTGCCACCGGGCGCCCGGCAGGCGGCCATAGCCGGAAAAGCCCCGCTCGCCATCACCGACGGGGCACCCTAAGACAGGCCGCATGAGCGGCCCGCGCAGAACAGGAGAGCAACATGGCACTGCCAGTCCAGACCCCCGAGCAGCAGCAGGAGTCACTCCGCAAGGCCAACGAGGCCCGGGCCGCCAGGTCCGCGGCCCTCAAGGCGCTCAAGGCCGGGGAGGTCACCATGCCCGAGGTCCTCGCCGACAAGGAGTCCCCGCTGCAGCGTGCCTTCGTCCGCCAGCTCCTGCTCGCACTCCCGGGTGTCGGGAAGGTCCGGGCGGACCTGGTCCTGGAGCGCACGGGCATCGACCCCAGGCGCCGGGTCCGCGGCCTCGGCGAGCGGCAGCGCAAGGCGCTCGAGCGGGAATTCGCCACCTCGGACGCCTGACCCCCCTGAGCGCAGGCGCCCGAAGCCCGGCGGCCCCGGGCGCCTGCACCCAATCACCGGAAATGATCTTGGAGGAAGCCTCACCATGGCAGTCATGTCAAAGCATGCGGCTCCCTCCCTCCGGCTGGCGGAGGTACCGGACAGGATCACCGTGCTGGCGGACGCGATGCGCGCCTTCGCTGACACCCCCGGCTCCCCGGGCGCGAGGAAGGACCTGGACATGGCGATGCGCGGCTGCACCGACGAGGAGTACGAGTCGGCGTGGGGCATGGTGCAGCGGGAGCAGGCACCGCCCGTTACGCCGCCTGCGATCGTCACGCCCCCGCCCCCGCAACGCCCCCGCGGAGCCCTCACCCGCGGGCAGAAGGCGCTCGCCGCGTTCGCGGTCACCCTCGAGCTGGCGCTGGCGCCCGTGTTCTTCTCTGTCATGTTCGTGACCGTGAACGGCATGCTGGCCGCGTCGTTCAGGTGGTGGGCCTGGTCGGTGCCAGTCTCCACTGAGATCACGTTCGTGCTGCTGCTGGTCCTCGCGGTCCTCTTCGAGTGGATGCGCCGCCCGGTTCCCGTCCTGTGGAAGCTCCCTTACCTGTTCATGGGCCTGTCGTCGTTCATGAACGTGTGGGCTGGCAAGGGATCGGTGGCGGCCCTGGCCGGGCACCTCGCGGTGACGGCCGCGTTCTTCATCCCGCTGGGGTTCGCGAAGACCACCGTGCGGAAGCTGATCGTGACCCCCGCCGAGCGGGCCAGGGCGCAGTCCCTCGCCGACGCTCAGGCGCACGCCTGCGACGTGCTTCGCGCCGCGTTCGGCCCTTTCTGGCGGGTGCGGACCCCGGTTCTCCTGCGCAGGCAGCTACGTTCCGGCCGCCTGCCCGCCGCGGTGCTCGGCGCCGTGGGAACGTGCGACGCGGCCGTGTGGGAGCCTGCCGTCCAGGCGTGGATCACTGCGGCCGTTACCCTTCCAGGTCAGGTCGGGAAGGCCCTCCGCGCCGCGGCGGCTGTCCAGGCCGCCGTCCCTGTCCTGGACACCGGACAGGACAATGCGGCGGACACGGGAGCGGACAGCGCGCGGGACAAGCCCGCAGACAGGCGCCGGGCAACGGCACGGGACAACTTTGCGGACAGGACGGCGGACACTGTGGCGGACATCTCTCCGGACAGCCGGCGGACAACCGCATCCCCCCGTGCAGCACGGACAGCCGCCCCCGCTGACCCGGTGACGGCCATGGTGAAGCGACGGCCGTCGTGGGCAGACGACCGGATCGCGGCCGAGTGCGGGGTGTCCACTAAGACAGTCAAGCGCCGCCGGGCGGCACTGGCGGGGGCATCGCAGGGCGCGCGCGTGACCGCGTAAAGGGGAGTTGAGATGGGCTGGCAAGTCGGATACGACAGTAACTGGGGCCGCGACATCGCCCCGGGATAGCTGCTGTCAGCTAGACGCCCATCAAGGCAGCCCAGGTCTGCGGTCCGACGGCCCCGTCCTGGGCGATCTTCCCGGCCGCCTGGACGGACTTGACCGCAGCCAGGGTGGCCGGGCCGAACGAGCCGTCGATGCCGTCCTTGCGGGGCCCGGTGGTGCCGAGGTCGTAGCCCGCGGCGACAAGCAGCCCCTGGACCCTCCGGACGGGGACGCCCGACGCGCCCAGCCTGAGCTCCGGGAGTTCCTGCATGATCATCTCCGTCCAGGTGGGTGCGGGAGGCGGGGCCGTGCCGCGGAAGGTCGCGAGCCACGCCGCCATCTGCGCCGGGGCGCCGTTGTAGGCGTCCCGGTCGAGCCCGGTCATCTGCCACTGCCACAGCCGCCACGTCTTCCACGGCGTGACGCTGCCCGGCGCGGTGCCTGAGGGCCATGCGATCCACAGGTCGTACCCGGTGCAGGAGGCGAGGGTCCGCGCGACGCTCAGATCGCTGTAGACAAGCACGGGGTTCCTGCCGCCCGTCGCGGACTTCACCGTGTCGCAGAACGCCCGCACGTCAGCGTCCGTCGCGGGGTAGTCAGAGGCAACGCAGGCGAGCATATCGGCAGGCTGCAGGCCCTGGGCGCGCACCACGGCGAGGAAGTGCCCGGCCTGGCCCGAGGGATTCCCCGCCTGCAGCTCGTGGTAGGCACCGCGAAACTTGCCCGCGGCCCTGATCGCGGCCCAGTTCCCGGCGAAGTTCGGGTCGGTGCCGCCCGGGCCGTCAGTGGCTTTCGCAAAAGCGAAGTCCAACCCTTCCAGGGCCCTGGCGGTGAGGGTGTCCTGATACGCGGAGACGTCGATCCCCTGGGCACTGGTCACGGCGCGCCCGCCGGCCGGCACCCGGTCATCGGGTCGTCCCCCGGGTCGCGCAGCAGCCTCTCCGCGGACCCGGGGGCGGGTTCCGTCCCGGCGCCGAGCATCTCCAGCACGTCCGCGACGGGAAGGGCTGTTGCCCCGGCCCGCTCGTACCGCCTCAGCAGGCCGACAGCCCGGTCAAGGGTCTCCCGTGCGGCGTCGTCGGCTGCCCTCTTGCGCCCGTCAGGCCGCAGGAACGGGAACACGTCAGAGCAGTGTCGTCGCGAGGGCGAGCAGTTCCCGTACGGCGGGGGACTCCACGACGGCGAGGACCTGCTTGAAGTCGGGGATGTGCGAGGTGACCAGGCCCCGGAGCCACTGTGCCTGGGGGGCGGTCACGGTGAGCGTGGTGCCTTCCGCCGGGTTGGCGGCGAGGGACTTGAGGAAGTCGGCGGCCGCGTGAAGCTCGGGGGCGACGTCCTTCTCGTAGACTGCGGCCATCTTCTGCAGGAAGGGAAGGTGCTGGGCGGCGAGCGCCTTCAGTCCTGCGATCTCGGTCTGCGTGACGGTGACGGATGCCCCGCCGTCGGGCTGCGCGGTAACTTCGGCCACGGGCTTTGCTCCTTCGGGGTAGGCGTCATCCTGATCAACAGAGTAGCCGCGTGCACTTGCAGATGCACGAGTGGCTGCACGTGCAGGAATCGCGGCGCGGTAAGCTCCCGCGCGTGAGCGCCTACCTGGTCCTCTCCCCGTACGACACAGAGGACGAGCCCCTGCCCCACCCTGAACTGGTGCGGGCGCAGAGGCCGACCGCGGCGCAGGTGACGGAGGCGGCGGGAATCCTCGGCCTGCTGCCGGACGGGTCGTATTTGGCAGGCGACGTGAAGCTGTCGCTCCTGACGCCCCCGCGCGTAGCATGAGACATCGCCGTGGGCGCCCGGCGGGCAGCCGAGAACGGCTCGGCATTAGGGGTTCGACTCCCCTCCGGCTGCCCGCGCCCAGCGTCGCCTGCCTGGTGTAACGGCAGCATTCTGAAAGGCCGTGCTCTCCCTCCGGCGGCAGGGCTGCAGACCGTGCGGCCGGAGGGGCGGCCGAGTAGGCGGTCCCGGTTCGGCTCCGGGGGCAGGCACCTAGTGCGAGCTGTTGCTGGTCCCGGCAGCAAATCCCGGACTTCCGTGCACCGTCCACGCCGGCTCAGGAGGAGGGGCTACCGTCCCGTCAGGGGCGTACTCGGCGTACCCGGCCGCGACGAGGGAGACGGCATCACGGGAAGTGGCCCAGAACGCCTCGTTCGCGCCTATGTCGGGTAGCCGTCCACTCCAGGCGGCCTGGCTGAGCGGCACGAGGGCAATCATCAGCCTCGGCGGCAGCGGCGGCAACGGGAACCCCATGAGGCTCAGCGTAGCCCTTGCCCCTGACGGCCTGTCGCGCCTCTAGGTTGCCTAGTTCCTGACAGTCCTGTAGGATCTGGAGCTATGGATGAAGAGAGTATCGAGCGGGCACGGCTGAAGCTCGGGGAAGTCGTGGACCGGGCTCGGTTCGCAGACCAGTTCACCGTGATCACCCGGCAAGGCAAGCCCGCCGCCGTGGTCGTTTCCGTGGAATGGTTCGAGGCTGCGCAGGCAAAGATCGCCGAAGGGAGCGGGCAGTGAGCGTACTGCTGGTCATCATGCAGGGCGGCGAGACGGTAGCGCGCCTTGAGGACTACGACGGCCCCGTCCCCCGGGTAGGGGAGTACTTCTTCCACCCGGACCTGCTTGACGACGGCACCAGCGACATGACGCTGCACACCACTGGCATCGCCGGGTGCGTGAAGACCGTCACCTACGGCATCTACACGCGGCCGCGCAACGGGGAGAAGTACTTCGTCAAGCGCCCCGTGCCGGTTGTCGAGGTGCAGATATGACCACTTACCCGAACCGTGAGCATGAACGCGCGGACAAGGCCGCCCGCCGCCGTGCGATCACGGCGCTTGACGACATCATCGCGGACGCCCGGATGCTCCAGCGCCGTCTTGAAGGAGACGGTTACGCGCTGGGCGGCTCGGACGTTCAGAACATCGTCAGCAAGGCCGTCGCGGCCGCCGTCCAGTTCAGTGCCCTGGAGACTCTTTCCGACGTCCGTGAGTGGCATGCCGCAGACCAGGCAACGGAGGCACGGGCATGAGCGACGCCCGGCGGTACTACCGCATGTCCTTCCAGGACGGCCCGCAGGCGGACGTGAGCGGAATGAGGTCCCCCGTCCGCTGCACCAAGTGCGGCCGCGTCTACGACCTCGCCAAGGTGACGGTGGTAGCCCGGTACGCCGACTGCTCCGTCTGGAAGTGCCCCGGGTGCGGTTGCACCGTCGATGACCGGCCTCGCGGGTGGGGCGACCACCACTACACGGAACTAGACGCGGAAGGACGTGAGAAGCGGTGAACAGCACCCCGGTAATCCAGTACTTCCCCTCCTCCGGCACGTGGGTGAAGCCGGAGGGCGCCGTCCGCGTTGACTACCTGGTCTGCGGTTCCGGAGGCGGCGGGTCGGTAGGCATCGGGGAGATGGGCCGTGACGGCGAGGCTGGTGCTCTCGTCTGCGGGTCATTCGACGCGGGGGAACTGCCGGCCACGATGGAGGTTACGATCGGACGCGGCGGGCGGGGCGCGGTCCTCGGCCCGTTCAAGGGCGGCGACGGGGCACCCGGGTACGCGGTGTTCATCGCCCACCTGTCCGAGAATGCGGAAGACGGAACCCCGCTGCTCGTGAAGCGCGCCCGTGACCGTGCCGCTGAGGCCGCAAGGGATGCTGCTGAGTGCATCAGCCTCGGCAGGACCGACGATGCGCGGAGCCTGCTCGCTGAGGCGTCACGGGAACTGGACCTGGCGGAGCATGCGGGACCTGGCAGACCTGGAGAGGATCAGCGCCTCCCGCCCGGTCTCGTGGTGCCAGGAGCACATGTGCGCGGTCACCGACTGCCCGTCATTCCCTGCCTTCCCCCTGATGAGAGTGAGCAGAAATGACCACCCAGCCAGACCGGCAGGCAAGCCCGTTCAGCCACCAGATCCCCCGGCCGTCTTTCGCCTCGGTGCGCGTTGAGTTCACCGACGGCACGGTCCGCGAGTTCCACGTCCACAAGCCCTTGCAGGCAGACGTGAGCATCCCCTTGCCCTTTTACCCAGGAGGCGCGATAGACGCCGACCTCGGCGCGCTGCCGGTCGCCCTGGTACCGCCTGCCCTGCCCCGGGTTGAGGTCCGCATCAAGGCGGGGATCAGCGTCTCGCAGCAGGTGATCACCGTCGACACCCGGTCCGAGAGCGAGGCCTCGCTGACCGGGAGGGTGCTCGCGCTTCTCACCGAGGCGCTCGACCTCCGCGAGCAGCAGGCCGGCGACGACCGGGGCGCCGATGACCTCTGGCGCACCTGGGAGTACAAGGCCAGAGCCTTCCTGGAAGGTGCGCGATGAGCATCAGGGTCAGCGAGTCCTGGACTGCCCGCAACGGCCGCAGGCGCCGGGTGTCGATGTCCCTCGGCACGTACCTGTTCGGCAGCCTCGCCTACTGCCTCGCCCGTGGTCTCTGGGGCTTGTTCCTCCTCCCGTTCGCCCTCGCCTTGTGGTGCCTGCCGCTCGCCCTGTGGCTGGCCGCTGAGGTACTGCTGCTTGCCGTCTCCGGGGGGCTGGCGCTGGCGGACCTTGCCCGTCACGTGATCAAACCCGGGGACATCACTGTGACCGGCCTGCGGTTCGGGTTGTTCGTGATCGACGTCAAGGGAGGACGGGCGTGAGCGACGATCACCGGACACCGTGGCAGGCCGACCGTGACAGGGCCGAGGAAATCGGCAACTGGCCGGAGTCGTGGGGGCCGTTCCACCGTCACTTCGCCAACGACGCGGTCCACCGTGACGGCCACCCCGAGTGCGACCAGCCGGGGACGCCGCGCCGGGTCTACGTGTTCGACCCGGACTACCTTCACGAGCACGAGATGATCGTGGCCCGGTACGCCATCGCCCACCCGGAGCAGTTCGTCACGGAGACACCGGCCGGGCAGGCAGGAGACGACGATGACTGACGCTTACGCGGTGATAACCCCGGACGGTGAACTGTCCTGGTACCCGCTCAACCGGGCGGCAGAGGTGGAGGCCATGGTGGGCGGGACGGTCGCCCCGGGGGCACTGGCCACCGTGACAGTGGCTTCCGCCCGCATACCCGGGCGCGGCCCGCTGAAGGCGGTCGCCTCCGACGTCGGCGCGCTGTTCCCCGACGCCTACCCGCTTAACCCGCTGGCCGGCCTGGTGCTCGCGGACCTGTCAGGCGGACGGCATGTCCAGGCGTGGCACGGCACAGTTGCCCTTACGGAGTACGCGGCGGACCCGGTGACCCGTGAGGTGCTGTGGCCGGGTGAGATGTCCCCCCGGTGGGCGGACATAGTAAACGCCGCCGTGCGCCGCGCCCGGGAGAACCTGAGCGGGAAGGCGGCCGGCCATGACGGTACGACGTGTTCCTGAGATCACCGCCGAGCAGGAGAACCGCCGGTCGGTCCCGTTCGCTGACGGCCCGGGGTTCCGCATGGTCACCTCGAAGTGCGATCCTGTTGAGCCCGTCCCGGTCGGCACGTACGTGGCGATGGTGTTCCGGGTGACCGGGTACGACCCGGACTGCGACGGGTCACTGATGGCACGGGTGGCACGAGTGGACGCGGACGGTGAGGAAACAGGATGGGAAGAGTCGGCGGTCGGCCTGTTCCCGGTCTGCACCTGGGTTCTCGACGGGCCTGGTGAGCTTGATGGCTGAGGTCCTTACCCCCTGCTGCCCCTTGTGCGGCCAGTCGCCCCTGTTCACGGCCAGTCCCACGCAAGCGTTCTGCGGCAACCGTGACGGCTGCACCCTGATCCTGTGGGACCCCTCACTGAGCCTGGATGACAACCTGATGGACGCCGGGGTGGTCCGGTTCCCGGGGGAAGGCGGCACCGATGACTGAAATGACCGCCTGCACCGCCGACCTTGTTGCCGACGAAGACAGCCTGACCATAAGAGTCATCCAAGCATTCCGCTTCGCTCTCGACCCGACGCCTACACAGGAGCAAGCACTCTACTCGCACGCCGGGGCGTCCCGGTTCGCCTGGAACTGGGGGCTCGCGAAGTGTCTTGAGCGGTACGAGGCTGAGGGCAAGTGGTACTCGGCGATGGACCTGCACAAGCTCTGGAACGCGGAGAAGAAGACGGACCCGGCGCTCGCCTGGTGGTCCGAGAACAGCAAGTGCGCCTACCAGGAGGCGTTCCGTGACCTTGACCGGGCGCTGCGGGACTACGTGAAGTCCCGCAGCGGACAGCGGAAAGGCAAGCGGCTCGGCTTCCCGCGGTTCAAGAAGCGCGGCAGGTGCCGGGACTCGTTCCGCCTAGATAGCGACCGGCCCCTGCGCTGCTCTGGCGCAACAGTCACGCTGCCGAAGATCGGCACCGTCCGCACGCACGAGTCCACCCTCTCACTCGCCCGCCGCCGCGAAGACGGCACCGCCCGTATCCTGTCGGTGACCATCTCCCGGACGGCGCAGCGCTGGTTCGTGTCGTTCACGGTCGAGGTGGAGCGGGACGTCCCAGAGTCGCACGCGCGGCAAGGCTCCGCGATCGGCGTCGATCTCGGCGTCAAGACTCTGCTGACTGGGGTCGACAACCTTCACCGGGTGATCGGGGTCGCCGGGCCAAGGGCACTGCGGGTCGGCCTGGGAAGGCTGCGTCGCGCTAGCCGCGTTTACTCCCGGAAGCAACCTGGTTCGGCGAACCGCCGCAAGTCGGCGGCGAGGCTAGCCCGCATCCACGCTCGCGTCGCGAACGTCCGCGCCGACGCGCTGCACAAGGCGACGACGGACCTCGCCCGGCGGTACGAGACGGTCGTGATCGAGGACCTGAACGTGGCCGGGATGGTGAAGAACCGCCGCCTCGCCCGCGCTATCTCCGACCAGGGATTCGGCGAGGCGCGGCGGATGCTCGCCTACAAGACCACATGGAACGGCGGGACGCTCATCGTCGCCGACCGCTGGTTCCCCAGCTCCAAGACGTGCTCGGAATGCGGGGCAGTGAAAGCCAAGCTGACCCTATCCGAGCGTACCTTCCGCTGCGAAAGCTGCGGGCACCAAGAGGACCGGGACGTTAACGCGGCCCGTAACCTGCTGAAACTCGCGGCCAGTGGGGCCGAGAGTCGAAACGCCTGCGGAGGGACTGTAAGACCCGGCCATGCCGGGCGGGACCCGGTGAAACAGGAACCCGGCGCCGCGCGAGCGGGTCAGACCGGGACCACGGAGTGCGGCAACGGTGACCTGGTGATGCCTTTCGACAGCCCGGCCGAGCGAGGCAAGTGGGCCGGGGCGCACACGAGGGGAACAGGGCATGACCGCTGGTTCGTGACGGAGAGCACCAGGCGCCTGTCCCCTGAGCGGGTAACGGAGATGCTGGCCCGCCATGACGAGACAGTGCGGTGGATACGCAATGGATGACGAGACTGCCCGCGCTACCCTGACCCGCCGCGTTGACCTGACCACGATGGCGGACAGCTTCGTGCTCGGCTGGCGGGAGATGGTCATGATCGAACTGGACCGGATGCGCGCTGAGATGCCGTACGCGGACACGCTCACGCTGAGGCTGGAATGCGAGCGGAGGCCCGCTGGTGACTGACCACATCGAGGCCCCTGAGAACGTCAGGCTTGTCATCGGCGCCCGGGAGTACCAGTGCGACGTTCTCCGCGACCCTGAGCAGGACAGTGACGGCTGCGCGGCATGGGTCGTGGTGCCCCGCGAACCGCTCCCGCCCCTGCGGGAGGGCGCGTGCGTGCGCGCCGCGGTGCTCCCGGCTAAGACGCTGCTGCTGCTGTCTTTCGACCTTGAGGAGAAGCCGTGAGCACTGACCTGACATCCCGGGTAGCCGAGCTGGCCGCGTCCATCGAGGCAAACCTCGCAGAGGATGAAACCACGGCGCGCGAGGGACAGCCCGACCCGGCCGACCCGCGAACTGGCAAGTGGACCGCCTACGGTCACCAGCCGGGCCCGGCGGACCGCCGCCAGGACCGCCGCGTGCAGATGGTCGGGACGGAGACGCCGGAGACGGGCTGGACGGTCTGCGAGGTCGGCCAGTTCGACCATGCCGCGCCGATTGCCGCCCACATCGCCCGCAACGACCCCGCCCGCCGCCTCCGGGACGTCAAGGCGACCCGTGACCTGGTAGCCGCGATCCTCGCCGAGCGGCACGACTACAACGAGGGCGACTCGTGGTACTCCTGCTCGCAGGCGGTTGACCCTGACCCGGCGCCGGGAGAGGGCGGGCCGGGCTCGGGCTGCTCCAACGACGAGCGGGCAGGCAAGCCCTGTGACTGCGGCCGTGACGCCAGGGTGGCCCGCCTCCTCGGCATCATCGCGAGTGAATGGGAGACAGCCGGTGGATGACGAGAGCTACGAGACCGGCTACCGCGAGGGCGAGAGCAGCCGGACCGCCGATGTCTTCCTCCTGTTCACTGAGGCGGAGACGATGGACGAGCTGCTCGACGGGTTCCGTGCCATCATGGGCCGCCCTGATCTTGAGTGGCCGGAACCGCCCGGCCCGCAGGTACTTGCCTGCGCGGTCTGCCTCTACGTCAGCGAGGGAGTGGCGTCCCCGGCGGATACCGTTATCGGCGGACTGGCCGTGTGCGAGGATCACGCTAGCCGCGCGCCGGGCAGCGGGGATCTGTCGCGGATCATCGCCGAGATACGGAAGGAGCGGCCGGCGTGACCGGCCTTTCGGGAGGGCGGTACGGCTGCCCCCTGTGCGACGAGCCGCCGCCGCACGAGCATCACCTGGCGACGATCCTCAACTCCCTCTACTACTGCCCCGACAGCAGCAGGCACCAGTGGGGGACGCCGTCGCGTTGGCTCAGGCGCGTGTACTGCACTAACTGCGGCGAGAGGCAAGCGAAGGAAGCGAGGCCGTGACCGCCCGCGAGACCGTGACCCGTTCCGGCCCGTCTGTCCTTGACTGCATTGAGGCCGCCATGAGGGCTGACCCGTCACTGACAATCGAGGAAGCTATCCGGACGGTGCCTGTCTCCCAGCAGACGATTGACCGCCTGTCCGCCCTTGAACAGCAGGACAACCTAGGAGGGGGTCAGTGATGGGCTGGCAGATCGCGCTCACGGCTGTCGTCGGGCTGGTCGTGGCACAGGCGGCCTTCGGGAAAGGGCACCTGCGTGAGAACCTCGCCATCATCCGGCAGTACCGGCTGCGGCACCTGCTGGCCGGCCTGCTGCTGGCGGCCGCCGTGGGAGGAACCGCCTACGGGCTCATCACCGCGTCCCCGGTTTTCGAGGTGAACCCGGTCCTGTGGGCGGTATCGAAGGTCTTCCACGTGGGCAGCGGTAACGGGCAGGCGAACCTGATCCTGTCCGGCCTGCACTGGAAGTGGTACGCGGTCGTCTTCCTGCCGGCCCTCGCCATTGCCCTGCCGAGGTTCTCGCAGGCCGAGGAGGTGAAGTACCGGACCGGCACCAGGGACTGGCTTGACGGCTCCCTGCGGAGTCTCCGCTTCGGCCTGGCGCACCTGCTGATACTGATCCCGCTCGGCGCATCCCTCGCCCTGACCCTCGCGGGCTTGTGGTTCACCCGCGAGTACTTCAAGGGCGGCACCGGGAGGAGCATCATCAGCCACGCGGCGTTCAACACGGTGATCATCGCCGCGCTGCTCGTCGTGGTGATCGTGTGGGGCGGCTGACCCATGGCAGCCCCCGAGGTCACCCAGCGCTACTAGGCTAGGCACCGCGCCCGCGCCCAGCCCCCGCCCGGGAGGTTCCCCCTCGCATGCCCGCGCTTGACGCTGCCCTGCTGCGGCTTGGCCTGGTGACCCTCGAACTGCTGCACCCGGCTCTTGCGGAGAGGATCACCCCGGAACTGCACGAGGACAAGGACGCGGCGGGACGGGTGGCGGCGGACGTGGAGCGGCTAGCCGACATGCTGGCGAGGCAGGCGTTCCGGAATTCCCGAATTCCGTTATCATAGGGGACATGACCAAGACGGCCGCGCCAAAGCGAATCCAGCGCAGGCGCACCGCCGGATGGCGGCTCCCGGCGGGCACGGTCTACGTCGGCCGCCCCACGAGATTCGGCAACCCCTACCGGGCTGGCGAGCCGCGCGGAGACCTCCCGCCGCTCACGGCCGGGCAGGCGGTAACGCGGCACCGCCGCTGGCTTGAAAGCCGCGATTCCCAGCCTCCGCGCGGCGTCGACCGGGCGGTCATCCTCGCCAGCCTCCACGAGCTGCGCGGCCGGGACCTCGCGTGCTGGTGCCCTCCTGGTGAGCCTTGCCATGCTGACGTGCTGCTTGAGATGGCCAACGCCTGATGGCACGCCCCCGTAAGCCTGACGGCCGCCGTGTCCACGAGAACGTCATGCTCAGCGAGGCTGAGGCGGCGGTGATCGACGCGGCCCGCGGGGACGTGAAGCGCGGCCCGTGGATACGGCAGGCAGCCCTTGACGCCGCGCGCCGCGAGCCCGCCGCGGTGAGCATCTCGGGCGTCAGGGTCGGCCTCACCGTCGACCCCCGCCAGCCTCCTGGTACCGTCTCGGTGATCTCGCCCGGCGAGGAGGTAACGCAGGTCCGCTCGTTCTCCCTCGCACCCAAGCCGGAGCCGGAAGAGTGCCCGCATCCCCGCGCCCGTATCCTGCGGGGCCTGTGCAACGCCTGCGGGAGGTACGTCGGGAGCTAGGCCGCTCACCGCAATTGCACTTGCACGGAACTTCTGCACGTGCATTTACCGTCCGGTGCGTGGCATCCTTTGGATCATGGCCGTCATCCGCCCTGCTCCCGTCACGCCGCCGGAGCACGAGTCCCCCTTCGAGCGCGTAGCCGACTGGGTATCGGCGGCCATGGGGCGGCCGACGAACATCATCGTGTGGCTGGTCCTGGTCATCGGCTGGACCGCACTGTTCGCCTTCAAGATCGTGCCGGCCAACGGCTCGTTCCTGCCAGCCTGGTTCACGTCACTCGGCTACAACTTCCCCCTCAACCTCATCACCACCGTGGCGGAACTGTTCATCGGCTTCCTGGTCGCCGCCGCGAGCAACCGCAGCGAGCGGAACCTCAACCGCACCCTCGCCGCCATCTCCCAGCAGGAAACGCAGATCGGCCAGGTGGAGAACGGGCTGCGGGCCGACCTCGCGGCGAACACCGACCTCACCCGGAAGGTGCATGACCTGCAGACACAGCAGATGGTCATGCTTGCCGAGCTCGCCGCCATCCGCCAGGCCGTCGCGCCCCAGGCGACACGTCCCGCGCCCGCCCCGCCGTCGCCTGAAAGGGGCACCCGGTGACCCGCAGGAGCGACCAGCTTGACCGCATTGAGGCCTCCGTCGCCCGCCTCGAGGAAGCACTCGCCGCCCACGCGAGCGTCCTCCGCGACCAGCTCGCAGCCGTCCGGGTTGACGCCAGTGCCGCCCGGCAGTCCTCAGAGGCAACCCACGCAGGAGTACAAGCCCTCGCCGACATGATCCCTTACCAGGCACCGGAACCGCCCTCTTCGGTGCCTCAGGCGGCGGGCGGCAGGACAGCAGGGGAAGCTGCTCCGGCCGCCCGCCGCGCCCCCACGCAACCCCGCGAGCGGATGTTAGATGGCTGAGATCCTGTACGGGCCGGTAACCGCCTTCAGGTGGGGTGACACCTGGATCATTAAGCCGGGGGGCGACCTCGCGGAAATGCTTAAGGCGCTGCAGGCGGAAGAACCGTCACCTGACGCAGTTGCCCCCATGCGCCCCCTGTCATGACCGTTACCCCCATACGCCCCGGCCGCTGGTGCGAGGAGCACAAGCGGTACGAGTGCACCCGCCAGCGGAAGGACGGGCGCGGTCCCTGCCACGGCTCGGCTGTCACCGGCTCCGACCGCTGCCGCATGCACCTCGGTACCGAGGCCGCCCCCGTCATCGCCGAGGCGAGGCTCCAGGAAGAGGCGCAGCGCCTCCTGTACCAGCGTGACGCCGCCCCCGTCACCGATCCCCTCTCCGCCCTTCAGCGCCTCGCAGGCCGTGCCGCCGCATGGGAGGACATCATCGGGGAGAAGGTCAACGAGATGCGCTCGATCCGGTACTCCACCGAGGGCGGGGAGCAGTTGCGCTCCGAGATCGTGGTGATGGAACGGGCCATGGACCGCCTCGGGAAGCTGCTGGTTGACATCGCGAAGCTCAACATCGAGGGCAGGCTCGCGACGGTCCGGGAGGCGACCGCGGTCATGCTCGAGCAGGCCCTCGCGGCGGCCCTCGCCTCCTCCGGGTGCGACCTTGACGGGCAGCAGCGGGCACGGGAGACGTTCCGTAAGCACCTGAAGGTGGCCTAGCCCCCGTGACGGCCCTGCTCGCCGACGAGGCCGACCTGGCCGTGCTCGGGCTGCTTGACCGCAAGCTCGAGGCCGCGCCGGTTGACCCGCGGGCCGCATGGCGCCGGCTTGCCCGGCCTGAGCAGCTGCTGCCGCCCGGCAACGACTGGCGCGTCTGCTACTGGCAGGGCGGCCGTGGTGCGGGCAAGAACGCCAGCTGCTCCAACGCGATGGCCGACTGGCTGCTGTCCGACACGGACGGCGAAGGCGAGTACGGGATCGTCGCCCCGACCTACGCAGACGCGTGGACCAAGTGCGTCGAGGGAAAGACCGGGCTGCTCCGGGCACTGGGCACCAGCATGGGCGAGATCAAGGACCACCGCTCCCGCACGGTCCGCGGTGCCTGGCGCACCTACGGGCAGGTGGTACTCCATAACGGCATCACCGTCTACGTCGACTCGGCGGCGGAGGGCGGCCTGCGGGTTCAGGGCCGCAACCTGAAAGGCGCATGGTGCTCGGAGATCGGCCTGTGGGACAAGTGGGAGACCGCCTGGAAGGAATCGGTGGTCTACGCGGTCCGCGACGGCCGCTCGCAGATCATCGTGGACGGCACCCCGAAGGCCAGCCGCAAGGCCCGCAAGCTGATCCGCAGCTTCATCCGCAACGACCCCGAGCACGGCGGGGTGATCATCCGCAAGCTGAAGACCCGCGACAACATCGCGAACCTGTCGGAGGCGTTCGTCCGCGCGGTCGTCGGCGGCTTCCGCGGCACCCGCCTCGAGCAGCAGGAACTCGAGGGCGAGCTGCTCGACGACGTTGCGAACGCCCTGTGGACCCGTGACCTGCTCGACAGCCTCAGGGTTCCCGGCGTCGGCCAGCGGGGCGGCCCGCCGTACCTTCTGAAGACTTACATCGGCGTCGACCCCTCGGACGGGTCAGAGGACTCCGACGAGCAGGCGTACACGGTGATCGGGAAGGGCAACCCGGCGGACCCGCACCTGTACGTGGCGGAGAACTGGGGCGGCCAGGAGTCCCCGGCGCCGTTCGCGAAACGGGTCATCCGCAAGGCCGTGGAGTGGAACGCGACCGTCATCGTGGAGAAGAACCACGGCGGCAAGTGGCTGAAGGAGGTCTTCGCCCAGGCGCAGAAGGACATGGGCACCCACGTGCGGGTGGAGATGACGCACGCCTCCGACGCGAAGCGGGCACGGGCCGAGCCGGTCGCCGTCATGTACGACCGGATCAGCGAGGACGGCCGCCCCCTCGTCCTGCACTGCCACCGCACCTGGAAAGACGACGAGGGTCACCTGAAGGTGGACGAGCACATGCCGGAACTGGAGGACTGCATGGCGACGTTCACGGGCTCGGCCGGGGAGAAGTCACCGGACAGGCTCGACAGCCTGTGCTGGGGGGCGTCCAAGTTCCTGCGGGAGACGTTCGGCCCGCCTGGTGCTTCTGGTGCCCGCAAGTGGGCCGGCGCTCAGGACCTCAGTGACATGGGAGTGAACGAGGAGACGAAAGCTCGTCGCCGGATGCGGGAGATAGCCGCTAAGGGTGCCCCGGGACTTGAGGACGCGCCGTGGGATCTGGACGGCTTCGCGCCGGCCGACGAGCAGGAGCGGCCGACGCGAGGCAACGTCCGTTCGTGGCGGTAGCGTGTCGCCATGACTGAGCGCGAGCACACGACCGTGAAGCTGGCCCGGGCGCTGCGCGAGATCCCCGGCGTCCCTGAGGCGATGCTCGAGCGGGCGGCCGCAGGTCACTACCACGACTTCATGTCCCCGCTCGACTTCCCCGAGATGCAACTGGTCGCGGACCTGCGGGACCTCGCCGCCAGCCCCAAGACGCCCCGTAACTCCCGGCCGCTGCTCCGCTCCCTTGCCGATGACGTGACCGCCGGACGGTACGACGCCAGCAAGGAGGAATCAGACGAGTGGGCGCGGTCGCCGGAAGGGCAGGAGGCCATATCCGCCCTCATCGGGCCACGTCCCGGCACGGCGCCTGCCCCGTCGGGAACGCCCGGCGGGGACGCGGTGAAGGCGTGCGCTGACCTGGTTGGCCGCACCGGGGCGAGGGGATTCGAAGTCGGCTACCTGCACGAGAACGTCCCGGTCGCGGAGGCAGCCTGGTACGCGACCGCCGTCTACAAGGGGACGAAGATCACCGAGCAGGACAAGGCCTCAGCGGGGGAGGCCTGTGACGCCCTCTCCTCCCGCCTGCTGTCCGGTGCCCAGTGCCAGCACTGCGAGAAGCTGGTCACCCTGAACCCGGCCGGGGCCACGGCCCGTGATGTCACCCTGCTCAACGGCAGGACATGGACGGCGCAGGAGCAGGCGGAGGCGGGGCTGTGCCACTGGCAGCGGACAGGCGGCCGGTGGGAACGCGGGTGCGCGTGATGCCCCTCCCGAACCTGACCCCTGCGCAGCTGCTCGACGGCGCCCGTGAGGTCGCAGGCAGGTTCCCGGACGCGGAGCTCGTCAAGAACGACGTCGGCAACCTCGCCATCGTGGCCGGCGGCGAGTACGTGGGCTACCTTGACCTGCGTACCGGGGAGGTTGAGGACGTCTGACGCCAGGCACCCGGGGGCGACCGGTAGTCAAGGGCCCGCGTGAACGCAAGGGCCCCCGGCGGTTCAACTCCGCCAGCCCCCAACCCGCCCAGCCCTCGATCATCGGCGTCATCAGGCAGTCGCATTCCCGGCACTTGAGCATCCCCTGCTTTGCCATCTCCAGGTGCTCCGGCCCGTGTTCCGGGCAGTACCGCAGTTCCAGCCGGTGGCCTTCCGGGCACTTCCACCAGACAGCGAACTCATGGCGCCCCTGCTCACCGCAGGTCAGCCGGCGGCAGCCCCCGGCCGCGACACGCTCCTGGTAGGCGACGTTAGTCATCCGGCCTCTCCTTGTCCCGCCTGAGCCCACCACAGCTGCCCGACCGCGACCTCACCACCGGGGTTCTCCCGCAGGAACGCAGTCGCCTGGTCGACCCCGGCCCGGCATGACGCGCAGTCGTGCACCAGCCCGAGCGTCCGCACCTCGCCGGGGTCGCCGGTAATCGTCCACAAGGCGTGGTGGAGTGTCTCCCCGATGCCCGCCGCGAGCTTCTCCGATACCTTCCGCAGGTCACGCCCGGCCAGCTGGGCGAGGAACGCGGGCTTGCCGTTCACGGTGACGTACCAGCGCGGCGGGACCATGGTGATCGCGGAGTCGAACCCGGCCGGCTTCCCCTGCTCGCGGGTCATGATCCTGAGCTTGAGGGAGCCGCTCACGGCGCTCACATGAACTCCACGTCTTCGCCGGCCGCCGCAGCCTTCCGCAGGCCGTCGATGAACCGCCCCGTTTCCTCCCGCATCCGCCTCACCGACTCGTCCAGCAGCGGCAGCAACTGCTCCAGCCGGTCCGCGAGGTGCACGCCGTGCTGCGGGTGGATCACCCCGTCGCAGTCCGAGTGGACGAGCAGGAACAGCAGCGGGTCGTCACCGGGGATGCTGTCCCACTCGCCCTGGTAGTTCTTGTCCTCGAACATCTCCCAGGGCAGGTCGTAGTACGCGTCACCGGGATACCCCGGCTGGTGAACCGGGTACCCCGCCGCCCTGGCCAGTTCCTGCCGCCACCGCTGGAACCCGCCGTACGGGCCGTCCCAGCATCCGTGAGTGGTGTTCAGTCCCATCAGCTCAGCTTCCCCCCGGCCAGCACGTCCTCAGTTACAACCACGAGCCTCCAGGTGCCCTCAGGCAGGTCCTCGCTGACCTTGACCGGGATGCCGTACGCGCTCTCTGCCGCTTCTGGTTCCGCAGGCCAGTCAAGGTCAAACTCGCGCATGAGGGCACGCCGCACGGACGGGTGCATCTCAAGCCGCAGTCCCCTCGGTGCCCCGACAGGGAAGTTCTGCCAGGCAGGGGCGTGCTCGTTCAGGTAGTCCCGTACCGAGGAGAGCAGCATCCTCGCCGGGCTCAGCTTCACCTCGCCCACGATGCCTCCTCCCAGCGGAACCCTCTCCCGCTGCCTCTCTCAGCGTTGCACTGACGGTGGGCTAGCCGCATGTTCTCCACTCCCCGGCTTCCCCCGAGGGCGCGGGGGACAACATGGTCACGGGAGCAGTGCATCGGGTCGTTGATGTCCGTGATCGTGAAGTCGATCGGGAGCAGGCACAGCCAGCAGTCGTCCCCGTCACGCTCGCGTAGCCTGCGGACCTGACTGCGGATCCTGGCCGGCCTCTGGTTCAGTTCCTTCCGGTGCTTCCGGTCGCTGGGCCGCATCCGGTTCCTGCACGCTTTCGAGCAGTGGCGCACGCGGCTCCCGGACAGCCAGTAGGCGTCACTCTCCAGGTCGACGCAGAAGACGGTGCCGCAGCGCTCGCAGATCACGGCCCTTCCTCCTGCTGCGGCTTGACGCGTTCCCGGATCACCCTGCCAGCCTCCAGGACAGCACCAGCCATTCCAGGGCAGGACATCAGGTACTTAGGGTCGCATCCGCACCCGGACTCGTCATGCAGGTGAGTGGCTACCGCGAGGATCTGTTCACGGACCGGGCGTGCGGTCATGACGCCACCGCGCCCGCCGCCTTCACGGTGGCCGCCTCGTGCTCTCCGGCGGGAAGCCACCCCTGGTGCACGCTGGTCTGCCCGGAGTACCCGATATGACGCGGCGGGAACGGGGTTTCCGCCGGGCACCCGTACCTGACCGGCTTGCCGTCGCACCTCGGGCAGCGCCACCAGCGGCACCACCGGCCGCCGACAAACGACTCCAGCACCGCCCGGGGGTGCTTCCCGCACTCGATGGAGTCCGTGTGGATGCCCCACTCGTCAACGATCTGGTGCTCGGCCAGTTCCCGGCCGTTCGCGGCGAGCGGGCCGCAGACGTTGGCCCCGGCCCACGCCCACAGCTCTTTCCCGTGGCGGCACTCGGTGCACCTGTAACTGCCCTCGACGGGCGCAGGCTCAGGCATCCCAGTCTCCCGTGCTCACCGTGAACGCCCCGGGCGCTACCGTGATCACCCCCCGCTCCTGCTGGCTGGCCACGGCGTCCGCAGCCGCCTGGAGCGCGTCCGCCGCGGGCGCGGCAGCCTCGACAGGTACCGCCGTCCGGTCTGCGCACTCACAGCACCACCCGCACCTGCGGCATGTCTTAGTCCCGCACCCGGGGCAAGCCCGGCCTGCCTTGTGGACAGCCTCGCATCCCTCGCAGAACGGCCCGTCCCGCCTGCTCATGTCCCACGTCATCACTCAGCCTTCCCTTCCACGGGCGCGAACCTGGCCATGTCTCTTTCAATGTCGGGGAGCCCCTCCTCGGACTCCAGCACGAGGTTCGCGGCCCTCTGCAGCCGGTTGGCCAGGAGCAGGGCGTCCTCCGCTGACATCAGGACGGGAATGCTGTCCGGTTCCCCGTCCTCGTCGTCCAGGCTGCTGATGACCAGCCCCACCATGCCGGGGTCATGCCCCTGCTTCCCGCAGTGCTCGCACACCAGGCCCGGTTCCGGCTCGTAGACGTGGTCCACGATGATCACGGTGTCCTCGTCGGCGGGGTAGACCCGCCCGATGGTGCGGGAGCGGACCCTGATGCCGTCCGGGGTGCTGTCGTCGTTCATGCTCTTGCCTCTCCGTCCGCTGCCAGCCGTTCAAGCTCGTCGTACAGCCGGGCGAGCACCAGTGCTGATCCCCGGTGCGGGACGGCCTTTCCTGCCTCCCACCGGGAGACCCGCGACGTGTCGGTTCCGACCACCCGGGCGACGTCGGACTGCGACAGCCTCGCCTGCTCCCTGACCGCCCTCGCCCGGCCGGTGCGGAGCCATGCCCGTACCCGGGCGACCGCCAGGGTCTCCTCTGCTGCGTCCATGATGCACAGGATACCGCAATCATACGCGCAAAACCGTCGGTAGCGGGCAGGCCTGGCGAGGCCGGGTGATGCCCCGCAGGGCGCCAGGACGCTAGAGTTGGCGGTGCACGTGCAAACGTGGCGTGCATCCGCACAGTGCAGCCGGCGCACCCCGTGCGCCCTGAGCAGCGGCCGGGAGGTGATGCACGAGGATGGCACGCGGCAGCGCCAAGGTAATTGATTTCCCCGACCTGCCCCCGAAAGGCTCTCCCGGCGGCGGCGGAAAAGGCGCATTGCTGGGTCCCACGCTGGGCACCGAATTCGATATGGGCCAGCGGCTTTTCGCATATTACTGATCCGGGGACGTCTTTGATTACGGGGAATACGGGGCCCGGGATCTCCGCCAAATGTTTTCTCGGAATGGAACCGCGAGCGCCCTCGAAATGGTTCTCACGCTCCCGATCCGTGAAGCTGACTTCAGTATAGAACCGAGCAAGGGTGACAGCGGGGAGTGCGACTTCGCCCGCGGCGTGATCATGACACCGGACACTGAAGGTGGGATGAAAACCCCGGTCACGACGCTGCTCGGCCAAGTGACTAGTGCGCAAATTTTTCGTAGGGCTTTCTTCGAGAAGACTTTCCGGCAGCGCGAGCTTGACGGCAAAATCATTTACGATAAGGTCGCTTACCGGCCCCCCGCGACATGCCAGGCCAGATACAATGACAGGACCGGCGAAAGCAACGGTTTTCGTCAGCAGGTCTGGCTTTTCGGGGGCAATCTCATGGTGAGTAGCAAGCAGAAAGTTCCGGGCTACGTCGACATTCCCAAGATGCGGTCGTACATTTACACGCACGGGAAGCACCGCGAGCCGCTAACCGGAACTTCTGAGCTTGAGGTGACTTACTGGGCCCTCGCTCACGGCTCCCAGGTGCAGACCCCGGACGGCCCGGTGCCGATCGAGGACATCCGCCCTGGCGACGTCGTGTTCGGCGGTGACGGAGACCTGACGCGCGTCACCGCCGTGCATCCCCGCGGCAGGCGGCAGATGTACCGGGTGACGTTCTCCGACAAGACCAGCGTCGAGTGCGACGAGGAGCACCTGTGGGAGGTTGAGGGCCGGCCCGGCAACTCGTTCCGCACCCCGCCGCAGTCCATGGTGATCACCACGCGGGCGATGCGCGCAGCCGGCCTCAAGATCGGCACGCACTACAGGTACTACCTCCCGCTGTGCGACGAGGTCGCATACCCCGAGCGTGAGCTGCCGATCGACCCGTACGTCCTCGGCGCGTGGCTCGGCGACGGCTGCATCGGCAAGGTCCCGGACGGCAGCCGCACCGGCACGCCGTTCATGTCCTGTGCGGACCCGGACAGCTTCATCATCGAGGAGATGCGCTCCCGGCTTCCCGCTGAGATCGAACTGCGCCGCTCCGGCGGCAATAATGACGGCACTTGCGCCAACTATCACATCGTGGACACGCTCCACCGCCGTCAGAACAGCTTCAGGGACTCCCTGGTCACGCTCGGCATCAACAAGACCGCCGGCGACAAGAGCATCCCGGAGATCTACCTGCTGGCGTCGCCCAAGCAGCGCTGGGACCTGCTGCGCGGGCTCATGGACACGGACGGCGGCAGCAGCCAGCAGCGGGACCAGACTGACAGGTCCCTGTTCGGCACGATCTCCCGCCAGCTTGCCCTGGACGTGCAGCGGCTTGTCGAGTCGCTCGGCGGCAAGGCGTCCCTGACCGCGAACACCGTGAACAGCAATTTCGGCGCCTCGTACATGTACCGGGTAGAGGTCCGCACCCCCCGTAACCCGTTCCTCCTGCCCCGCAAGGCAGCGATGTGGAAGGGGGGTGAGACCCGGAGAAGCTTCACTAGGTCGGTCGTCAGCATCGAGCCGACGACAGAGCAGGAATGCACTTGCATAACGGTGGCGGCTCAGGATGGATTGTTCCTGACCAACCACTTCATCCGAACACATAACTGCCACCAGACCCAGATGAAATTGCTTTTCCTTTTACGCCCTGGTACCAGTTTTTGGAGGGCATGGCCCTCCAGCGCCTCGTCGTGTACGGCAACGATCAGCCGGAGGCGACACAGCGCGCCGACGACATCTCCCAGCTGCGCGGATCGGGCGTTGTCGGCCTCGTTCACCCGATCGACGGCCAGAAGGCTTTCGAAGCGATCCCCTCGGCCGGGGACGCGGGCCAGTTCTTCGAGCAGGCTCTCGCGTTCCTGAGTTCCTGGTCGATCTCAAGCGTCCTCGCCGGGTTCCTCGGCCTCGCCAGCGCTTCAACCGGCGGCAAGGGCGCTTATTCGTTGAGCCAGGATCAGAGTGATTTTTATCTTAAAAGCCGCCAGGGCGTCGCCAAGGAGATCGCCGAGAGCCTCAGCTATGACGTGATCAGGCCGCTGATCCTGCTCAACTTCGGCTCCGGCGCGTCATTCCCGCAGGCGAAGTTCGGCCCGCTCCAGGACGAGCAAGTCCAGATGCTGCTGACGATGTTCAGCACCATGGCGGCAGCGCCTGTCTTGCACATTCCATTGTCGGTTTTTGACCTTTTGACAGAGCGGATGGCGAGCATCCTGCAGCTGGACGTCGACCAGGTCCACGAGGCTTTGGTCTCCACCGCGTCCCAGCGGGCGGAGCAGCTAGCCGGGAACCCCCCGCCGGGAATGCCCCCCGAGGCTGCAGCAGGGCTAGGGCAGCTGCAGGGACTGGCGACAGCAGGGACGGCGATAGCGCAGCAGGCGGCAGCGAAGCAGGCGGGGAGCACCCCCCCGAGTACCGCACCCCCGCCGGGGATGAAGATGCCGGCGCCGAGGGTGACAGCGGGTCCTACGGGGGCGCCTAAGCCTCCGCAGAACATGCCCATGGCCGGAGGAGTTCCGGGGGCCGGGCAGTGAGCGGCAAGCGTGACCTGTCGCCCCTGCTGGACGAGAAGGGGAAGGCCGGGCTGTACGTGGAGTTCGGGAGCCCGCGCTGGCGCACGATGACGCACGGCACGGCAGCTGAGGTAGCTGCTTTCCTGCGCGAGCTGGCCGACGACGTTGAGAGAGCCGCCGGCGGGGCCCGTCCAGGGCTGCCCGTGACCGTCCCGGGCAGCGTACAAGACCGCACCGAGGACAGAGAGGCAGGCGAATGACGCCGACAGTCGGCCGGATTGTGCATTACGTGTCCCATGGCTCGCCAGTGCTCGAGGACGGCACGCAGGCGTACAAGAGCGAATGCCGGGCGGCGATCATCGCGGGGATCGTGGATATCGGCGGCCCGTATACCGACCCCGAAGTCATGGAGGGCCTGCCCCTGGAGCTCGTCTCACTTGTCGTGCTCAACCCGTCCGGCCTGTTCTTCAACGACGCCGAGCACGACGAGGACGGGCACCGCGGCGGCACCTGGCACTGGCCGGAGCGTGCCGGGTGACCGCCGACAACCGCGACCGGGGTGACCGGGGTGACCGGGAAAGCCGCACGGAGGCAGCCGCGATCAGGGCTGTCTCCCTGCTCGTTACCGCTATCGCCCGTATCGGCACCGGCACCCCGCCGGAGCAGCTCATGTCCGAGGCCGCGCAGTACGTCACGTGGATCACGCGGCCGCCCGCAAGGATGTTTTTCACCGTCACTACCGAAGGAGATCAAATGCCACTGACCGTGGACTCAGCAAACGCCGTAGCGATCCTCAGCTTCACCGACGACCACAATGACGCGGTCGCCCCCCCGTCCGGCGCTGTCGCCACCGCCACCTCGTCCGACACCACGGTCATGACCGTGGGGGCGGGCGTGGCGGGCGCCGACGCGAACGGCGTCGCGAACATCCAGTTCCCGCTGTCCGAGGTGGCCGCGGGCACCTCCGACCTGAGTGTCACCGCGACGGACGCGAGCGGCAGCCCGCTGCTCGGGCCGGACGGGGTCACGCCCATCCCGGCCCCCGCCCCGGTCACGGTGACGGTCACCCCGGGTGCCGCGGCGGACGAGGTGTTCACCGTCCCGGGAGCCTGAGGCCGGGAAAAGCCCGCCCGCCGCACGGCGCGAGTGCGGCGGGCGGCCCGCGCCGTTCCCGCTGGTGCGCCTGGTGCGGTTAGCGCTCCTGAGGTGCCACGATGGACACGTAACGGCAGATCACCGAAGAGAGCGGGGCATCCCCGTGGTCAACATCACCGATGACCTCATCTGGGACGTCATGGACCAGGTCCAGCGGGTGAAGCAGATGCTCGCCGCGCTGTGCGAGAAAGCCGGCATCGACCCGGCGGAGGCCGCACGGCTGCCCGGTGAGGCGCCGGGGAACGTCAAGGCAGCATGAGCACCAGGGACTTCACCGTGGAGTGCGCGGTCCACGGTGAGATGGAACGGGACCAGGCGTTCATGGGGTGGGCGTGCACCGATCCCCGCTGCGGGGCGTGGCTGAGCGACACGGAGGTCCGCCGGCTGGTGACGGCCGCCGGGGCGTCGCCTGACCCTGTGCCGCTCGTGGTCACGTGACCGTGCCCGGCCTCGGCCACGTCATGTTCGGGGGCGACCGCTTCCCCGTCACCGGCGTGTTCCTTGACGGCGGGGCGGTCAACATCACC